TCGGCCACGGGCGAACGGGGCGCCGCTTGGGTGAGCGGAAAGAACAGCGTGGCATGCGCTTTCGGAACTAGTGGGCGAGCCAAAGCAGCTGCTGGCGGGGCCGTCGTCCTATGCCACCGCAGTGAGGACGGCGCTTTCGTGCACATTCGGGCCTGCAAGGTTGGAGAGAACGGCATCCAGCCCGACACCTGGTACTCCTTGGATGCCGCTGGCAATTTCTTCGAAGTACAGACGCAACAGCCGCTAAAGGACGCTTGACATGAAGAAACCGAAAAAGCCGCAGACCCCGCGGTGCCGGAGCCAAACGCGGTCGAACTACTCCGTGCTCGCTCAGGGGTTCCGAAGGGCGCACGAGCAGGTGGCCTTGGGCGAGGGCGCGAAGCGTCACGGACAGGGGGCGCCTTTCGACCAGCAACCCACGCAGACCATCAGCCGCTTGGTTGGCACGAACCGCGGCATGCTCTACCCGGCCGTCAAGAAGTGCCAGGAGAGCACTCGCTTGCCGCGCGAGGCTGCCGTTTTCGAGTTGCTCGGCGCCATCAATTACTTGGCCGGCGCCGGGATCTATCTGGAGTCCGAACGATGCAGAAACGCTGGACGCTGACGGCCCCGACCGGCGAAACGTGGGAAGGGGACGAGCCTTGGCTGCTCGTCAGCCGGGCAACCCGCCGCCGCAGTCCGCCCCCTGTGGGCCTCCGTGAAACCTCCATGCAAGAAGTACGCCGGTGTCGCACCGAGCGCGCCTCCCTGCGAGAGCATAACGGTTGAGGTTGCGGACCAGCTGGCCGCCGTAAGCGGCCGTATCAAACCGCCGTGGCTACCGTACCAGGAGAGAACAGGATGGGCAAAACAATTCGACTGAACTTCTCGACCCGGCAGAATTCGCACTGTCATGACGTGGAGCTGGTGGAGTTCACTGAGTGCTCGCTCCTCGTCCGCGCGCAACGGGACATCCCGCTCGATGCTGGGCGAATTCTCCTGGCCGGGCGGAAGGCCTGGCTTCCGCGGTGGCCGATGTCCGCGCAGCCGCCCGACGAGGAGGTCTTGACACGCCACAGCTCCGTGGTCATGTGCCAGGAAAGCGAGGCGTGGACGTGACTGACGGCGCACGGAGTGGGCGCAACAACGAATGACACCAGACATCATCGAAGACCTGGCGGCAGCCATAGCCCGCCATACGGCTCGCCGCATCCCTCTGGCCGTTGATCTGTGGTCGACCGCGGAGATCGCAGACTACCTCAAATGCACCGAGCGTTACGTGCTCGACAACTTCGCCGCGCGCCCGGACTTCCCGCCGGCGGTGCGCCTCCCGGGCAAAGGCCCCCGGCGAGGGCATCCGCGGTACAAGGCGGCGGAAGTGATCAAATGGGCGGAAAGCTGGCTCGACGCGTGATGCCGCTCCGGCACAATCCCGTCAACATGTCCGAGAAGCCAGACAGCGAGGGCCTGTTCGATTCCTCTCTTGGGCACCATGAACAAACCCGCAGGAAGGCGGGTTTTTCTTTACTTTCAACCCGTTGCGCATCTTCTCCGTGCAACTTTTTTCCCCTTTTTTACCTGATTTTGACGTATTCTGAGCACCATCCCGGCAGAAATCCCGTCACCCGTCCCGTCAGGAATCGAAGAAGATGGCCTACGTCCGGAAGCGCGCCCGACGCTGGCTGGCCGAAGTCAGCAAGACCTCGCCTGAAGGGGTGCTGATCCGCGAAGCATCCTCTCACGACACGAAGGCCGGGGCAATGGCCTGGGCTGCGCAGCGCGAGCAAGAGATCGCCGGTGGTGCGACGGTCGTCGCCAGACGCCTCACGTTCGGAGACCTGCTCCGGCGCTACGCCGACGAAGTGTCCACAACGAAGCGCGGGGCGCGGTGGGAGCAGTTGCGGATTCACGCTTTAGCGAGAGGACGACCGGACAACTTCCCGCCGGTGTTGCCTGACCCGATCGCATCCATCCGCCTGGCCGATCTCGACGAGCGGCATTTCGCCGCTTGGCGCGACCGCCGCTTGCGATCAGTCACGCCGGGCACCGTGCGCCGGGAGTGGTCCCTGTTGAGCAACGCGTGCACCGTTGCCATCAACGAATGGCGGCTGCTGGATCGGCACCCGATGTCGCGCGTGGCGCACCCGAAGGGCAACGAGCCGAGATCGCGCAGACCGACGGAGGCGGAAATCTCCGCCCTGATGCACTGCTGCGGGTATGCGCAGGACGCACCACCGGTGACCATGGTGGCCCGCGTAGGTGCCGCGATTCTTTTCGCCATCGAGACGGCCATGCGCGCCGGTGAGATTTGCGGCCTTCGCTGGCAGGATGTCGAGACCGCCCGCAAGTTCCTGCGTACCAGTGGCAAGACCCCCGCGGCAAGGCGCGAGGTCCCGTTGTCGAGCGAAGCCCTGCGCATCCTGCAACAGCTCGCCGAAGTGCGCGATGGCGATAGCGTCTTCCAGATCGGCAGCGCCAGCCTCGACGCCCTCTATCGTAAGGCCAGGGCGAGGGCTGCAGTCGACGACCTGCACTTCCACGACCTGCGCCACGAGGCCATCACTCGGCTTGCCAGGCGCCTGCACGTCCTCGAGCTGGCCCGCGCCGTTGGGCACCGGGACCTGCGGATGCTGCAGATCTATTACAACGAAAGCGCAGAAGACATCGCGAAGAGGCTGGAATAGCGCGCTCGTCACCGGTCGCGGAAACGATTTATGCAATTTGAGAGGGCAGGACATGACAGAAGAACGAATGTTGGCGGTGCGTGTCAATTGCTCCGGGAGCTGGGCCCGGCTGGTACGCATCCACGTTGGCGGCATCAACTTCGATGCGCAGTATCAGGAGGGCTCGAAGTAACCGCCCGTCGACGGGTAGCGTGGAATTTTTCAGGAGCGGCAGGACTGATCCGGGGAGAGCCGCAGTTAGACGAACCGGCCGAGGCACCGAGCGCGTAATGAGCGGCACGAGAACGTCTGGAGCGTCAGCGGTGTGGAACGACGTGACAGCCCGGAGAGACGGGCGTTTGCGTGGGTGGATCAGAAGAACTGCTTGGCGAAGTTGGCCAGGGCCAGGGCCAGGACGGTCGTGACGATCCACTTGACCAACACCAGCTCGGACTTGACTTCGGCGATATCCAGTTTGGTGGCGATGCGCTCGTCGATCAGGCGCGCCTGCTCTTCCGCCAGTATTTCTGCCTGCGCTTCCGGCATGCCGGCCTCGGTCAGCCGCTTGACGAACTTGTGGGTGTCGAAGGTCAGGGCGCTCATGCTCGGCATCGTACCCCGCTTGACAACCGCCGCGCAACCAGCGTAGCCTCTCGCTGCCGCGGGTCTTCAGCGGCCGGGGGTCAGAGCCCGAATCGGAGCGGCCAAGAGCCGCAGCGTCATCGCAGGCGGCTTTTTCATGGCCTGGTGCAGTCCGTGCTACGGGCGACCGGGCGGAGGGAGCCGTGAGGCTCGCCGGTGCTCCATCGGTCTCTGAACCTCCGTTCGGTCGCCCACCCGTTTCAGAGCGGGTCGGCGGTTAAGTACCGCAACTGGAGCACGCCTACCATGAACACCTCTCTCGCCGTTCGCACGTCTACGCCCCTCGCCTTCCAGAACGTCACCTTCGACGTGACCGACCGCAACGGGCAGCCTTGGCTAAGGGTAAACCAAATCGGTTTGGCCCTCGGGTACAAGAACCCCGAGCTGTCAACCAACAAGCTGTACCGGGCAAACGCCGCCGAATTCACCGACAACATGACCGCCCTGGTCAAGCTGCCGACTTCCGGCGGCGAGCAGGAAACCCGCATCTTCTCGCTGCGCGGGGCGCACCTGCTCGGCATGTTCGCCCGCACCCCGGTCGCCGCCGAGTTCCGCCGCTGGGTGCTCGACATCCTCGACGACGAACTGGAGCGCATGCGCGACGCCGTGCTCGATGCGCAGGCACCGAAGACGCCGGTCGCCCCCTCGGATCGGCCCGCTGCCGGATACGTTTGGCCGCCGATCAGCGCCGAGCAGTACAAGGTCGTGGAGCAACTGATCGCCGAGCGCCGCCTGCCCGGCGACCTCCGGGAGCGCTTCGTGGCCCGGCTCGCCTGGAACTACCGCGTCGAGAAGCTTACCGATCTGCCCGAACGCCACTTCACGAACGCCCTCCTGGAGATCCTGCGTCATCCGTGCAGGAGCCCTGTGCAGGAGTCGGAGCGTCCACCGGCCAAGCTCCCGGCGCCTGCCGTCCCGGCCGTTGCCGCCGGCCCGCGCCCGTTCGGTGGCGCCGAAACCGCCTGGCTGACGCGCTTCGACTGCCACAACGTCGGTCACGCCGAACAGGTGCCAGCAGACAGCTTCATCTTCCGGGTCTCCGAACTGCCCGACCTGCTTCGCGAGCCCGGGGGCCACGTCCCGCGCAAGATGCTTCCGTCGATCATCAACGCGTGCGTCGCCCGGCTGTCGTAGCCGCGCACCGCGTCCAACCATCCCGCCGCCTGCGGGCGGCTTTTCTTTGACCACGAAGGAGAACAGGCAAGGGGCCCCCTTCAGACGCCCCTCTCAATTAACCAGTCGGGCGGACACGCCCAGAAAGGACGACCGTGATGGAAACGAAGATAGAGAAGGGCCGCGCACTTGTTCTGGTAGGCCCTCGAGGCTGCGGTAAGACGACGTTGGCGCGCAAGCTGGCGGAGGAAGAAGGGCTGTACCGGGAGATAGGCTGGCACGACCTGGAACCCGAATTTAAGAGCTGGCTAGACGTGCAGATAAAGACGATCATCGTCGACGGCTTCCCTGCTCGATGTGCCGCACTGGAACAGGTCGAGCAGTACGTGACGGCCGATCAGATCAAAGTGAATCGCAAGATGCTGCCGGCCGGCGTTGTGCCCGCGCCAAACTTCATCTTCTGCATCGACGACGAAAAGCTGCTCAAACACTCGGACGGGCGGCTATTTAATGTCGTTCACCTGGGTGCCGCCGGTTGAACGGTGTGCCAGGCAAGGAGGGCTGATGAAACTGGAAACCTTCGCGTCCGACAGCAAGGAGATTTTTCTGGGTGCGGGCAACCTGAGCGTGACGATCAACACCTGGGCGAACGGCGCCGGGGCCTCGATCATGGTGCACGGCAAGGGGCCGGAACTTCCGCTGCGAATGGCCGGCGCTTGGGGGCCGCGTCGGCCTGCCGGCGAAGGTTCACTTTGAACAACCTGTCAGGCGCGCGGCGCCGAAGAGAGGAAGACGATGTACAGAACAATTGGAACTTGTGGAAACTGCGGCGGCCCGGTGCAAACGCCGACTGTCTGGCACGGCGTGGTTCCGCCGACGCCCACCTGTGCCCACTGTGGAGCTACGGCCCTCGCGAACTACGGCCCGACGATTCCTATGGAGCCGCCGACGCCCACCTGTGCCCACTGTGGAGCTACGGCCCTCGCGAACTACGGCCCGACGATTCCTATGGAGCCGCCGCGCATTCCCCGCGCCCCCTCTGGTACTAGCGTAGACCCTGAAGTGCTGCGCTTCTGGCGCGGGGATGGGTATCGGTCTTGACTTAGTATTGGTGCACAGCGCTGAGATGGCCTGAAAGGCTACGACGGCGCGGAGTGGGTCGGTAGGCTTCCCGCCACCCGGACGGGAAGCCTACCCGTCACCATGGCGGCGGCTAGTGAAGACGCATAATGGCTGGTTACTGCAGCGAAAGGAAAGAACGCGAAAAAGACAATTTCGCTGTTTCAACGCAATTATGGTGGCGACCACTCGCTGCGCGACTGCTACGAAGTGCCGAAAGACCAGCGGGAACGGCTGATCGAACTCGTTGTTGGTAGCGTAATGGATGAGGCATCTAACGCGCTTGACGGTTGAGTTATCAACCAATAGCTGACAACTGATGGAGCGGAACATGCGATGGACGACTGAAATTGAACCGGGGTTCGTGACCGATATGCACGGGTACCGGATATGCGACTACAAGCCGTGGGCGCACGAAAAGGAAAGCGCCGATGCACGCGGGCGGCTGATTGCAGCAGCTCCGCGCCTGGCAGACGCACTCCGAGCGCTGCTTGTGGAAGCGGAGAGCCTACATGAAGCGTACAACGACAAGCGCGAGCGCGATGGGTGGGACTCCGAGGATGAGGATGACAGCCTCTCGGAAGCACGTGCCGCACTTGCCGAGGCGCTTGGCCTGACGCCCAACGCCGAATTCACCGGCGCCGGAACGGCGTCCGCTGGACTGCCGAGTTAGGTATCTGGAGGGGGCAATGGAACGGGTTTTTACGGACAAGATAGTGGCGGCGAAGAAGCATTACAGTTGCGACGCCAGCGAACAGTGGTGTCGTGCTGACTACACGGTGGCCGACTGCGAAACAAGCGAACAGCGGCAGGGTTTGTGATGCGTTTCGCACCATCCGAGGAGAGGGCACTGGTGCGGCTACGTGGGTGTGGCCGAAGGGCACCCGTGGTACGGCAAGGGCTACAGCGACGTGGACGCGTACGCGCATGGCGGCCTGACGTTTGCCAACAAGTGCCAGCCCGGCGAAGATGAGTCGCGCGGCGTGTGCCACATCCCTGCACCCGGAGAGCCTGACCATGTGTGGTGGTTCGGCTTCAACTGCGCGCACGCCTGGGACAGAAGCCAGCAAGACGAGATGTACGCCAAGACGCGCGTCTACCCGTTCACCGCGTACTGCGACGAGACGTACAAGCCCTCGGCCTACGTGCAGCGCGAGTGCGCAGAACTGGCAGCGCAAGTAGCGGCTGTTGGGTGATGACTAACGTGGAGGTAACCGGCGCATGACGGCAAGCGAAGCGCCGCCGGCAGGCGTCCGGTTGACCGCAGGGTTGGGGGTCACTTCTTCCCCTTGGACTGAGCGAGTGCGCTTCCAGCGGCAGACTTTGATTGCGCGCTTGTGCGACCGTCTCGGAGAACCTTTGATGCTGCGGTTGCCGCCTCCGAAGACGTTTGCTTCTTTGGCGCGCCAGTTTGAGACAAGGCGCTGCCTGATGCAGTTTTGGAACTTGAACCTGTGACCTTGCTTTGCAGTGTCTTCGATGCGGATGTGGCGGCCTTGCTTCCGGTAGTCTTGGTGTTTGCCATGGTGATCTCCTGATGAAGTACAAACAACGAAAGGACTGCGAGGGCTTTGAAGTACCGAGCGGGACTATTTACAGGATTGCGTGCTGCGACTGCGGGTTGGTTCATGACTTCGTTTTCGTTAGCCAAGATGGGAAACCGATTGGCATTGCAGCGAAACGGAATAATCGAGCGACTGCGCAGAGGCGACGGCATGTGACCCCCAACGTTCAGCTTGAGGGACGGGCCTCCGGCCCGCTGGAAACGATAGTTAGAAGGGGAACGCGATATGTGCAAAACAGGCTCAAGGCTGGTTGAGGCGGTGAATCTGCGCAAGCTGTGGGAAGAGGCCGACAAGAAGGCCCGCGACTGGCGCGAAGCCGGCGAAGAGAAGCTGCTGCGACAAGCATTTGATGCCCGCGAAGGGCTGAAGCATTGCGGCTGGTTTGATGGCCGCCACGCGCCGAAGGATGGCACTCGGTTTCTCGTGTGCGGATGGGACAGCACTGGTGTTTTTCCGTGCCGCTGGCAGATGGGGCATTTCATGGTGGAGAACGGCGGAGATTTGTGGCCGGTAAGTTCAGTTGGCATGTGGAAGCCGATGCCTTCTAACGCTAACGTAACCGGACCTTGCGCCGCAAAAGGACAACGAATGAACCACGAACCGCTGCCGGCGCAAGGTCCGGTTGACGTAAATGTTGGGAGGCGCACGCCGGGACCGTGGCGCCTAGATGTGCGTGGCGGGTGCGCCGGCATCAAGGCCGGGCCAGAAAGCATAATCCCTGGCATGGGGGAGGATTACCCGGAGGATTTAATCGCCTACAGCAAGCGAGGGGCGGCATTTGATGGCGTTTATTGGGGATTACCCGACGAGACAATATCGAATATGCGGCTAATGGCAGCAGCGCCTGATCTGCTGGAGGCACTGCAAGAATTGCGATATGCCCGCACGGACAAGGCGGAAGAAATGGCAGACGCAGCAATTGCGAAGGCGCTTGACATGACGCCCAACGCTGAGGTAACAGACAGCGTGGCACATGGAGGATGAGCGCAAACTTGCCGGAAATCCGGTTCCGGTTTGCGGTTACAGCGGGAGGCAAACAAACCGCGCGGTATAAGCAGAATTGAGGGGCGCTGCACAGGGTCGTTAAAGCGAGTGTGCTCTGCGTCGTGAAGTTTTCGAGTACACGGATTGCCGCGAAGCTATCCCGCGCCGTTTGCTCTCGCCGATCCGGACTTCGTCGGCGTGATCCTGCCGTTCAAAGAAGGGGCTGTCGAGGCCGCTACCCCCGCCCGGAATGGGCGCACGGTAAATCCAAGGCCGGCGATTTACTTTAAAGGAGAACGAACGATGAGATTCGGCACTTTCGCCGGCGCCTACGAGATTGACTCCATACCGAGCCAGCCCCAGGCCGCGCATTGCCACGGCTTCCACGTGCGCCAGGGGCTGCGCGGTCACGGGTACGGGCACGCGCTCAAGGCGCACCAGAACCGGGCGCTGCGGTCCCTCGGGTACGACTTCGCGATCTGCACGGTCGCCGGCGACAACCTCGCGCAGAAGCGCATCCTCGTTACGGGCGGTTGGCGAATGCTGGCGGACTTCATCAGCAGCAAGACCGGCGCCCCGGTAGAGTTGTGGGGGTGTGAGATTGGCGGGAGACCCGAAGACTTTGCGGACGACACGCCGTGACTGAAGAGACGGGCAGGCGAAAGCGCCGGCTTTGGACTGCCGCCGAAGACGAGGTGCTCCGACGGCAGTACCCGAATTCCCCGACGAAAGACATCGCCACGCAACTGGGGCGCTCAACCCGAACCCTCTTTTACCGTGCCCGGGTGCTTGGGTTGAAAAAGAGCGCGGATTACCAGAAAGGCCTGACCCGAGACCACGCAAAGCGCATTGCGGAAGAAGGGGCGCAGACCCGGTTCCGGAAGGGCACCCGGCCGTGGAACTTCGGAACCCGTTTCAACGCCGGCGGCAGATCGGTGGAGACACGGTTCCAGGAAGGAAACCTGACGGGGGCGGCCGCAACCCGTTACCGGCCGATTGGTAGCGAGCGAGTCAGCAAAGACGGCTACCTCGAACGCAAGATTCACGATGGCCTGCCGCGGCAATCGCGCTGGCGTGCCGTCCATATTCTGGCGTGGGAGGCCGAAAACGGCCTGCTGCCAACCGGTCACGTCGTCATATTCAAGGACGGCAACAAGCGAAATCTCGCGCTTGACAATCTCGCGCTTGCGTCACGCGCGGAACTGATGGCCCGCAACACCTGCCATCGCTATGGCCCCGAAGTCAGTGCGGTGACACAGCTACGCGGAGCCATTACCCGACAACTCAACAAACGGAAAAAGGAAACCCATGGCAAATGACATCAACACCTTGCGTGCCGCGCTGTTCGACACGCTGCGCCGGTTGCAGTCGAAAGACGACCCGATTGATCTGGATCAGGCGAAGGCAATCAACGAGACGGCGCAGACCCTCGTCAACACGGTCAAGGCGGAGATCGAGTTCATGCGGGTGGCGGGCGGCACGCGGGGGACAGACTTCATTCCGGCGCTTTCACCGGAGAAGCCGGCCCCCGAGGATACCCGGGCACCGGCGCCTGCCGGACCCGCGGTGCGCCTCACGCAGCACGGAAAGGAGACGCTGACCCCGATCCCGGGCGGCGTCGTTCACCGGCACGTGTTGCGATGACCGACCGGCAGGATCCAGCAAGTCCGCTACAACGAGCGCGCGGAGGATCCGGCGAAAAGGATCCACGCTACCAGCGTACATGCTCCTTGATCCACAGCGCCGCACCGACCAGCGCCGCGACGATCGGGATGAGAATTTTCATGCCGGACACCATCAGTTTCGATCCTCGCCACAGGGTAACCAGCTCGTCCACGGCGGCTTTTGTCTGGCGCTCCTCGGCGACATGATCAGAGATAAGCCGGTGGGTCTGGTGCTGCATGTCGGCCATCGCCGTGACACGGCCCCTGAGATCTGACAGGTCTTCCGACAGGTCCGCAGCCGCAACCCGCCAGCCGTTCCGCCGTTCCTCGCCGGCATACTGCCCTTCGCTCTCCAGATCATTATCCATTGGATCTTTTCTTTCTTGTTATTGCCGCGTGGCTTGCTGAAAATTCCGGGCCAGTTGATTGCGCCGTTGATGTACCTGGTCCAGACGTTCCCGTTTTTCATCGCTACTCAGCGTCGTGCTGGCGGCGATCCGCTGTAACTGTAGGTTCAACAGCGATTCCGCGCGCAGCAGGTTCTGCATTCCGGCATGCCGCCGAATCTTGTCGCCCTCGTCGGCAAGAATCGCTTTTGCGCCGCCGGCGTCGCCCACTTTCAATCGTGCGTGATAGCTCGCGTAGGCTTGCTCGATTTCTCGTGCCTGATCGTACATCTGCTGCACGTACCGCGAGCCGTTCGATGGCAGCGTCTCGACGAAGCTGCCGACCAGGAACACCTCGCGCAATGACAGCGCCGGGCGCGCCCCGCGGTCCAGCATCGGCCGGATGCCGTAGTCGAGGGCCGTGGTGGTCATCGTGCCAAGCCAGGAGAAGTACGCCTTGGTCAGGAAGTCCATCTGCTTCGGAGACAGCGTTTCCCACCGCCCCATCACGAGTTGTGACGGGTCCGGCAGCCCAAGCCCGCCCAGGAACCGAGCAACCTCGCTGGTGCGATCGTCGTAGCGGTCCACCTTGCGCAGTCGCTGCAGGCTCGCCGATTCGATGTTTTTGCCGGTAAAACTGTCCTGGTTGGCGTAGAGATCCATCATCGGCTTGAACAACTGCGGGGTCGGGTTCATCGACAACTGGCTCATCACGAGGTCCCGCACGTTCCTGCCGAAACGTTCGCCCGTCATCTCGTCGCTGGCCATCCACTCGTACAGCCGCTCCGCCAGCGTCCCGATGGCGCCGATCTCGAACGGTTTCGGCACCCGAAACGCTACGCCCCCGACCTTGAACCACCAGTAGTTGTTGCGGTCGGGGTCCGATCGGGCTTTCCAGTCATCGTCATCCTCGTAGGCCATCAACAGCGCCAGCGACGCCATCGACACAGCGCCAAGCACGTACCCCAGCCGGCGGATGTCCTGCGTACCGGCCCGGCCGAGCTTGTACAGGCCCTGCAGCCGCGCGTTGAAGAACGGGACGGTCTGCGTGATGGTGCGGATCGCCGTCCACTTTCCGGACATCGAAAAGTCCATCAGGTCACGCGCCCAGAAAGCCGCTTCCGCGTGACTCATCCCCTTGGCCCGCATCTGCTCGTACAGCGCGGCGCGGGTGATCTGCTCCCCGCGATCGCCCAGCTCGTTGTAGGCGTTGAGCGCCGGCCGGACGTAGCGTTTCCAGAACGCCTTGATCTTGGTGTCATCGTCCAGGATCATCGCCGGATCGACGCCCTGGTTGATCAGGTCCTGCGCGCGTTGCGAATCTTTCCCGTCGAGCATCGAGCCGAAACGGATCATGCCGCCAGCGGCCAGCAGGTGCGCCCGGGTTTCGCTGTCCTTGGCGGTCGCGGCCCACCCGCGTGCCAGGTTGCCCGGCACATTGTACGAGAGCTGCGCCGTACCCAGGGCGCCAAGGGTGTCGCGGATCAGGTTGCGCAGCTTGAACGACGGGTTCGCCGTGACGCCCAGCGTCAGCCAGTGCTTTGCCGTTGCGAACGGTTTGGCCCACGCCCCGAGACCGGCGTACTCGAGCGCGGTCACCGCGTCCATCAGATGCGGATCATTGACTACGAACACCGCTTCACGGCCAGCGTCCTTGAAACTGACGCGCCCCTTGCCAGGAGCACCGCCCGGAACCCGCACGGCGACGCCGGCTCGCTCGGCTGCCTGCAAGGCCGCTCTCGCTGCCCGGTTCCGGGCGGACGCCGTGATGAGATGTGACCAGTTGTGCAGCAGATTAGCCAGCAGATCCTCGTTGAGCTTTTGCGTGCCGCCCTTCAACCGCTTCCAGGCGTACTGATTGACCAGACCCGGCTTGATGTTGAACCCGGACACCGTGTCGTCTTCCTGCAGCCGGTAGAACGGCACGTAGGGCAGCCCCCGGTACATCTGTCGCGTTGCCTCGTCGATCAACCCGCTGGCGACAGCGACCTCGAGCACGTTGTCGTTGAACTCGTTCAGGTCTTCCAGCGCTTGCGCATAGAGGCCCGCCCGCGGCGTGCCGTCTTTCATCTTGCCTGTGTTGAGGGTCTTCAGAACGGTGATGTCATCAGTCAACCACAGATTCTCCAGACCAATCGCCTTCAACCTGTCCGCTCTTTGTGCCGCCACCCAGAGCAGAAAACGGTCGTGCTCGCCATTAAGCTTGGCCATCTTGCTCGCGAAGCCCTGCAGCCCCCCGGCGCGGGTATAGCGCACGTCGGTCGCACCATCGGCGCCGACGAACAGCTTGCCGTAGAGCATCAACGCTTCGAGCGTCGAATCGCCGCCTTTAGACAACCGGGCCAGGATATAGGCGTTTGGGTCGAGATCCTGGAGCGGGGCGAACTGATCGAACACTCCCTGCTTCAGGTTCTGGGCCCAATCCTGGCGGAAACCCTGCAGCCGCTCGGCGAACGTCTTCGGCGCTCCGAGAACCCGGTTCGCCGCAGTTTCCTGCGCCGGGGTCAGCGGGCCAAGCGTTGCGCGAGAACCCGAGAACTTCGCACCCTCAGGCCAGATCGCCCCTTCGAGCTTGACGAGGTCACTTTGCCCGAGTACGCTGTACCCGCGCCCAAGAACGGGGCGAACAGTACTGCCTTGTAGAACTTCCCTGGGCAGAGTTCTCCCGGATTGGGCGCCTCTCTTTTGCGCAACAGCGAGCGCGGCGCGCACGATAGCCGGGGGCGCTTCTTCGGTATCCCGGTACACCAATTCCCCGCGGGCTATCCGCTTGACTACTTCCGCCCAGCCGTTCTGCGGCGCGTAACCCGTGACAATCAGGTTGGTTCTGGCGTACACGGTTGGCCCTTGGCCGTCTGTGGCTGCCGCGGTCACTTCCGGCTTGACGGCCACCAGGGCAATCTTGCCCGACGCCAGGTGTTCTCCGACGAGGACCAGACTCTTGTTCGCGTTGTCGGCGAAGATCATCAGCGGGCGCTTCAGCAGGTAGGGTAGCCTCGCCATTTGCGGAAGCGTCATGCCGTGGTCGAAGTGCATCTTGTCTATCACGTTGGGCGTGACGACGATGGGCAAGTCTTTCCAGCCGAACAGTTGGAGCGATGCTGGGGTGTTGGCGGACAACTTCACCGGCTGCGGCTGCCTGGACCGGAAATGCTCCGCCAGTTTGCCCTCGAACTCCGTCGCCAGGCGTTGCGGACTGAACCGGATGTCCGGGCCCTCATCGCCTTCCGTCCTCGTTTCCGGTGTGCGCGGACGCGCCCCGGCGCCGGGCAACCGTGAAGTTGACGGCTTGGCCGCTTCAGGCCGTTTGACAATCCCGTCCTTGTAATACCGCTGCTCGTCGTCGAGGTGACTCACGTCGATGCCGGGCATCAACTTCGGCAGCAAGCGCTTCCAGTCGGCGCCGGTCATCTCGCCGGCGGGTAGCGCGGGATTGGCCGCTACAGCCCGCTGCTGTTTGCCGAAGTCGGAAGGCGCCGCTCTCTCGGCCGGGGGAACTTCTGGGCGGTCGTTCTGGCCGAGGTACTCGACCGCCAGGCTGCGCGGGCCGAGGAGTACCGCGATACCGAATTCGTGTGTGACGTAGCCGTCAAAGCCCTTGTCGAGAACGGCCGACTCGAAACCGGATGGGGTGTTATTGACCCGCAGATCGAGCGGGTCATTGCTGTAGTCGTAGAGGTTGTCGAGACGCGCCAAATGGGCGTGGCTGCCGACGCCTTCTTCCGGGCGAATCGGCCGTCCGGAATTGACGTAGAAGTAGAGGCGCTGCTTGATCCGCGGATCGGCGGCTTCCGCGACCCGCCCGGCTTCCGCGCCCCGAATGCCGGTGCCGAAGTACGAGGAGTCGAGTCGTTCGCGAGGCTGTCTGGAGTAGTGAATCCCGACCGCGCTTACGCTTTCGGGTTGTACCGATCGCCGAAGTCCCGCTTGAACATCTCCTCGATCGCGTCGATCGCCGGCTGCATCGGATCGGGCGTCGTATCTTCCGGGACTGTACCGGATGCCTCGCTCTTCGAGCCAACCGGCCGCTGCCTGTACGGCACGGTTGCGCCAATCGTGAAGCCGGGCTTGAAGATCGGGTCGTCCGGTGGAATCGGCGTTCCCCCATACTTCATGGCGATCTCCATTCGGGTCGGCTTGCCAGTCGTGGTAGACATAGGTTCCCTCTGCGGCAGTGGCTTCGAAATTAACGCCCGTTTCTCGGGCAACCTCTCCGGCGAGTTTGAAGAACTCGTTTTGGTCCAGACCGACGTAGTTTCCGACGACGATTTTCCCGTCGATCTTGGAATAGCCGATACCCAAACCATAGACCTTTTCGAGCGTCCTGTAAAACGCTTCTTCCTGGGCGCTGACCGTATGCCCCTCCACCAGCGCGGGCAGGGGAAAACGTACCACGTCCGTGGCCTTCGGGTCGTTGTGCAGTGCCTCGTCGTAGCGCGACACCGGCACCCCGTCTTGCGTGTAGACGTAGTTCAGCGCTTGCCCAAGGCGTTCTGCCTCGGCGAGCGTGACCGGGCGATCGCCGGTCGGCTCTGCCTGCACCAGCACGTTCGGACTGATCTTGCCCACCGAGGAGGCCTCCGGCAGGTAGCCCCCGGTCGAATTAAGCGCCGTGACGCGAACATCCTTGCGCCCGAGCACCTGGCGCGCCACCTCGGCCGGGTCTACCTTACTGAAGACGTGTTCCGTGAATTCGGTCTTCCGCGCGGCATCCAGCTCGCCAATCGCCTTGCCAGCACGGGTTTTCTCCGAGGGAACGGCTTCGAGAAAAGCGGTTTGCGTCTCTCCCCTTCCGGGGCCGGCGAACTTCGCTTTTCCGGCATCGCTCCCGACCTCGCCCGTCTCCGAACGCACGCCACCAAGTATGTAGCCGGTTTCCTTGTAACCGTAGGCGTTCTCGTTGCGCTGGTAGAGGTGGTAGTCCTTGACGGCGGTGCGGATGGCAACCCGGATCTGGTCTAGCGCCTTGGCGTCGACGAACTCGTCGGCTTTGAACCCATGCCCACGAATCGCCCGCACGACCCTGGCCACGGCCAGCATGATCCGGTTCGCCAACCGGCGAACGGCGCTCTGACCCTGCTCGCGGGCCACTTCCTGAAACGTCGCGCGCCAGAAATCGGCTTCCCGGAAACGGTTGCCGGTCAGATCGGAAACAGCTTCCTCGAGCGTGAAGACGAAGCGGTTACGCTGACCGTCTTCTGATGTCTCCTTGAAAAAAGCGGCGACCGCCTGCGCACGCGCTTTGCCTTTCTTGCCGGCGACGGCGGTGTCGATCTCGGCGAGCCGCTTACGGTCGGCGCCGTAGTAGTCGCGATAGGCCTTCTCCATCCCGGAGTAGCCCAGCGCCTTGCCGATGACCTTGGCCATCGGCGCCCACAAGTGCGGCGTCTCGCTGCGGATCTGGTGCGCCAGCTCATGGCCGAATACCGCCATGGCGCTGGTCTTGGCGTTGGCGTTGAGATAGATCGTTTTCGAGTCGCGGGTGCGAATCAGGCCTTCCGGCGCCTCGGCCGACGATTCGTAGAAAACCACCCGCTTGCCGAACAGCTTCCCGATCGTCTCGATCAGCCCGCCCTCCTGGCGCGTGGTCCGCGTGCCTTCGCCCGCCGTCGCGTCACGCAGCGCGCCAACGCTCAGGATGCGCGCATCCTGGACTTGGTTTTTCGTCGCCACGGCGATCGCTTCGGCGTGCGTGCGCGGCCGCGAGAGTAGAGACGCTCCGCTTTGACCTGGCGGCTGGTTCGCCAACGCGCGCTGCCCGTCAGGGACGGGCGGTGGCGTGTCCCTGGGATGCAACGTCCACCCTGCGGGAGCCTGCGGCCCCTTCTGGCTGACGAACGGGAGCATCTCGACCGGCTCCTCCCGGTTCTCGACCAGAGACAACCGGGACGGAAGATCGACTTTCTCGTAATAGAAGGCGCCATCCTGTTCGTCGCGCGTTCGTCGCGCATCGTCCATGCGCAGCCGCAATCGCTCGTCTCGGGTACGGGCCGTCAAGTCGTCGGCGCGTTCTTGCGCCCTATCCATCATGCCGGCCAGCGGACTGTCCTGGATCATCGCCGCGAATCGCGGATCATCCAGTTGCGCCTTGGTCATCTGCTCGGGAGTCCCCACCCCGAGCGTACCGGCCTGCAAGACTGGCCCGGCAGGGTTATAGCTGTCGGCAGACGGCGCCGGCAACGCTGGCGCCCCCCAGCGCCCGGAGACCTCGCGCTCGACCGCCGAGGACACCGCGGCGTTCGAGCGATTGATGCCGGCCACCACGGCAGCGGAAATGGGCCCGTCGTCGGCGTTGATCTGTGTCGTTCCTCCATCGCCTCGGGGGACGGACACGGAGCGAGGCATGGCGTTGAAGCCGCCGCTCATCGCGCCGCCGACAAGCGCCCCCACCGCCGCCGCCTGGCCCACACCTTCATCCCACGGCCGATCGTTGGCGAGGTTCTGCCAGACCTGTTCCTGCCCCGACTGCAGCATTTCCTCGGCCCCCTCCTGAGGCGCCCCCAGTCCGACACGGCGAGCGATCGTCGAGGCCGGTTTTCTGGCTGGGTTCCCCCGCGTTCCGACGGCAATCGCGGCGTCGAGATCGGGCAGCCCGAGTCTGTTGGCGAGCCTCCCGCTCGTCGTCCCGATGAGCAAGGTCACGGCGCCCGCGCCGAGCGCCGTTCCCGCCGCCTTGAGCGGATCGACGTCATACCCCGTCTGGCTCATCTGCTGACCGGCCGTGATCGCGCCCTCGCCAATGCCCCCCGCCACGGCGCCCGCCTTCAGCAAGGCCCCCCTGGCCGCCGCGTCGCCCGCGGCCGCGGCTGCCCGCGTCGCTGCCAGGCGTTCGGCGCCCATCACGGCCCCCATCGCGCCACGCGCCGCCAGACCCCCCAGCAGCGTCCCCGGCAGGGCCTGCGCCACTTGCCCGGCCAGGAAGCGCGGTGAACGCGCCGCCTCGCCGAGCGCCCCCAGGAAGCCCTCCGTGTCGCCGACCCTTTTCGCTTCTGCCTGGTACTCGGGGGAGTACTCCCGCTCGGCCGCGTCCGCCCATTTACCGGGCTGGAAGCCGGTCTGCTCGCCCAGCCAGTCGGCGCCGCGCGAGAATGGACGTTTAACACCGGACGCCGTGGAAAGAGGCGCGACGACCATATCCGCCAACCCGGTCAAGGTCCCTGGCAGGCGCTCGACGCCTTGCTTCAGCGCCGTGCCGATGTCCCCCGCAATACCGGTGTTCTGCTTCCTGCCCTGTCCTGCCGCGGGAGCCGCGAATGGGTCGAACGGGGCGTCTTCCGTGTCCGTGTTGTCGAAGGGATTGAACGCCATTACCTTGCCCCATACAATTGCGCGTAGTCGGATTGGATCTTCTCGGGTTTCGTTCCTGGCCGCTTGGCCAGATACGCCTGCGAGTAACTCTCGAACGTCGGCTTCTGCCTGGCCGCCTGCTGTGCGGCCTGCTCATCCATGAAGAACGACTGCGCCCCGTTGGACATGATCGAGCGCTTTACGCCGTCCGGCGTGACGTACTCTCCGATCTTCCACTCTGGCGTCTTGTCTCCCTTGCCGCGAGTCGCCAGCAGATAGTCGCGCGCCAGCTTGCGCTGGTCGTCCGGCGTCATCGGGTCCAGGAACAGGCGCTCCATCTCTGCGTCACGCAGCGCCTGTTCGACCTTTATCTGTCCGGCCTGTTGCTGCACGACAGCCCCCAGGCCCGCCTGGCGCAGCACCTCGCCCTGTTCCATCTGGGCCAGATTGGCGCGCGCTTCCTGGGCGTCTCGCGGGTTGTATTCGGCGCCTGAAGCCTGTTGTTCCAGCCGCAGGCGCCGGATGTTGCCCAGTTGCTGGCGAATATTTGCCGCATCACTCAGCCCCTGCTGATATTGCGCTGTCTTCCCCCACTCGTTGGTCGGCTTGCCCGCGGCGTCCGCGTAAAGGAATTTCCCTGGGTCGGTAATGTCCTGCGTGCCGACGTTGGAGGCCAGCAGCCGCCCGCTGGTGTCGCGCTGAACGACGATGCCGCCGCCGAGGTCGCGGAAATCTTTCAGGCGGTTGGCCTTGATGTAAGCGCCCTGGCGCAGCGCCAGGCTGTCGGCTAGTGGCGTTACCGCGACAGGAGAAGCCGCTGCTGGCGGGGAGGAGGTCGTGGCCGGCGTCGGCGCCAGACGATTGGACGGCACGTTCGCCGCAGGCGTGGCAGGGTAGGCCGCCGCCGCGGCATCGTAGAAGGGCGTCAAGCCATATTTTGCCAAACCAATCGCGTTGTCCGTCTTGACGAGCGGGTGCCCAGCGACGGCGTTGAGAGCGCGGCCGCCCACATTGACGGTGCCCATGACCGCGTCGCTGATAGCGCGCCCCGGCAGCGACAGCACATCGGCCACCCGGCCAACTCCGCGCAGCAAGGCGCCGCGGTCACGGCTGATTTGTTCCACGGCGGCACCACTCGCGGCGTTCAGCGTGGACGGCTGCGCTAGCGCCAGCGTCTTGCCGGAGACGGACGGTTCGTTCGCGATATTCGCCGCGGCGATCCCCCGGCGCATCTTCTCCAGGTTGTCCGGGTCGAGCGCATCCGGCGCCGCGCCGCTCGCCGCCCGCATCTGACCGTCGCGGATCGTCGGCCCGACCGGTTTTCCGGTGCCGTGTTCCAGCAGCGCGTCGAGCGAGGAGAAACCCATCTGCGTCGCCAGCCGCTCCAGATAAGCGCCCTGCGCCCTGGAAACGATGCGCTCACCGGTCGAGACGCGGATCGGCGCTCCGGTCTGCCGCACTGTCGCCCGGATGCTGTCGGAGGTTGGCGTTCCCGGCCCCTCGATCTTGCCACCCTCCGCATAATTCGTGACCTTGTCCAGCTCACGCTTCCGGTTTTGCAGCCTGTCGGCAATCGTGTCACCGACAGGGGCCGGAGGCTGGCGGCCCCCACTCTGCGGGGTACCTGGTGGCGGCTCAAGCGAGCGCCGCGTCACCGCGTCGTCACGCGGCGCGCTGGCGCTCGCTGCCGTAGGCGCGGCAATGCCATATTTACGCGCCATTTCGGCCATCAGTTTATCGGCGTCTGTCGGCGATCCCATGTCGTCTACCCTATAAAAACGTCGTGCTTTTGGTTCAGGCCTCACACCGTAACGGCGTACTTTGTGCCCGCGTCGGCGTGCAGGTTGTTGAACATCGAAGTGGCCATCTGCGCAGTCGCTTGCGCTTCGGCGAGCAGCGCTTTGAGTTTGTCCTCGATGATCGTCAGCTCGGCCTGCAAGTTGGCTTTGACGGCTTCTTGCGCCAGGTCGGTGTTGTGCTGCTCCATCATCGCGGTAAGTTTCCTGGCCTCTGTGCGTGCGTTGTAAAACTGGCTTGCCGCAGAGATGAGTTTGGCTTGTGCGTCATAGCCGACGCCGGTCATCCGGCTCGAGATGTCGGGAGCCGACACCAGTGCCTTGATGTATTCCAGCGCCGAACTCATCGCCGCGCCACGCATCGACAGCGCCTTCTCAATCACGAAGCGCATTTGTTCCACCGACAAGATCGCAACCTTGCGGCTGGACTCGGCAATTTCGTCCTGCGCTTTCCGCTCGAGCTGCAACGTTGCAGCCGCAACCGCACCGGGAGGAAGCGGGTAACGCCGTGCAGCGAACTGCTGCAACAGCGCGTCTGTCGCGCGCCCCTTGTCCCCCAGGATGCGCGCCTGATCGTCGCCCCATATCTGCCCAGCAACCGCGTCAGGAAGGCCGACGGCGGGATTGGCGAGGGCCTCCCCGATCCAACTCTCTGCCACCGCATACGTCGTCGCGTCATTGGGGAAATAGTCGGCCTGGAAGGTCGTGAACTTGGAGACCAACATCGCCACCAGCGCCTGATACTGGGTATCGAACACGTTGAGGATATTGGCGGTGTCGATGTTTTCCGGGATGCTGACTACCGGCTCGGCTACCGTTGCCGGAGCGGTCGAGGACGCCGACATGGTTGGCGGAGAGGCCGGGTCGAGCCACGACCCCAGGTTGGCAATCTTGACCTCGAAATCGGTGTACTTGAGGTTGGCCTGCTCCCAGGTCGCGTTAATGACGCTGGCCGCGAAATCGAGTGTTGTCTGCGCACCCGGGGTGTAGTTGCCCGGGGTGACGGTGACGGGCAAATAGGGCATATCAAACTCTCCGTTGCGAAGGCCGAACAACGAAACTCACCGACGACTGAACGAATGCCGCATTCGTGCCCGAGAAGGTCAGGTCGAACCAGTTTGCGCGTAGCCCCCTGCCGGGATCGAAACGGTGAATGTCGATCTCGTCTGAACAGCTTCGCGCCGCATAGTCGTAGCTTTTGCCGTCAGGAAGGCTCACGGTCAGCACGATCGGTTCGTCTGACGAGCACCCCGCGTAGGCGGCCGGCAAATATTTCTCGTTGTCGACGCCGAAGTTGATCTTGCCCACACCAAACGACCACGAGACGACACCCGCGTCTTCCAGACGGTAGAGCCCGTCTGGCTTCGTCCCGTATCCGCCGCTGGTCGAGGTGTAGTCGAAGTCGCGGTAGGTGGTCACGGCCAAGGTGTCGAGGTTGAGACACCAGCCACAGGAAACCACCTTGGTCAGCTCGTCAGCGTCCAGAACGACCGCGTAACCGGTCTCCGGCGGCGTCAGCGCGACGTGGTCGCTCATCACCGCACGCACCTCGCCATCCGGAGAGGCGAGGACGAGGCCTTGTTCGCCGAACCAACCGACGATCGATTGGTCCGGCGAAAAGAATGCCGTTCCGGGAACGGCCCCGTAGGGCAACACGTCGCGGATGGCTTCGAGGGGCGTTGCCAGGTCTCCAGGAAACCAGCGCGTCTTGTCGGCGCAGATGAAGGTGCCGGTCTGGTTGCATATCCCCAGGCTGACAGGCGCCGGGAAATCCAGGTAGCCATCAACTGGGTCGTAATAGCCGTGGCGCCATGGCAGCCCGTAATACACCCTGGTCCCGACGACGCTGCACAGCCGGCCGTTGCTCTCGAACAGGCCAACCCCTGCGGGCAACGGTTCTTCATAACGGAGGGGCGCTTCGCGGTGATTGCCGACAACGGAGGTGATGCTTATCGCCGAAGTCCCAATTGCCACGCTTTCTTGCAGGAAAAGGACGCTGCCGTTGACCGTCGACACGTAGACATTGAGATGAGTCGCCCCAACCACAGCGGCCGTTGGCAGCGGAACGCTGATGCCCCATGGTGAAGGCAGAACAATGGCGCCGGCAGCACCAATTCCCCCTTCTTCGCCGGTTGTGGCGTTTGAGTAGGACAGCGCAACCCGGTACGTGCCGGGCCATAACGTCCCAGCGGCATTGGTGGGGGCTGGCGCTGCAGGAGTCGGCAAGCCCCACGGGGCGTTCGTGCTGGCGGTAATGCGCCCGCTGTCGGTGCCGTTACTCCAGTACAGGCTTTCCCCTATCGCCAACCAGCTCACGGCGCTGTCATTCGACAACACCTTGAACAAAGCCTCCGCGTAACCAACGGATAGATCCACGGCATACATCACTCCTGAACGCACCAGATAGCCCGTTGTGTCGTCTACCGCGAACCACGAATGCGGCGCGGTCATCGCCTGCAATCTCACGTCCGCAGGACGCAGGCGCAGCGATCCGTCGTTATCCACCACCAGATTGTCTGCAGAACGCAAAAAGTCGCCTTTGTCCACTACGTGCAGGGAAAAGTCCGGCAGGCGGTTGTTAATTCCAAGCCACGGCCCCAATCCGATCGTTTTCATACTCGGAATACCTCGACTTCGGTGACGCTCTGAAATGCTGGATCAACCGCGTTTTTCCACAATTCCATTGTGCCATTATGATAGTTGATTGACCACGTCGGCGCGAATAGATCCCGCTTCAACTGGTTATACACTTCGCTGCGATCAATCGGGTAAGCCACGTCCGGGTCCAGGCCGTAGCGATGACTGTAGACGTAGGCGTACAACATTTCCAGCAGGAGGCCGGGCACTACCGTCACGCGGTTGTCGATTTCCTCATTGCCATTTTCAGACACGCCGTCGTAATCGCTCAGTCTCAATGCGAAACTCATCAGGCAATGTGGATCGGCGCCGCTCGCCTCCTCGGCCATGGTCGTGTGCGCAACGCCACGGAAAACGCCTTGCTGGCGGAACCGCGGCATGAAGTGGGTGCGCAGCAGGGGTGCCGGCACGTAGGGGCCATCGACGGAACTTATCGTCGGCAGGAGATTGGACATCTCGATCGCGCCAGAAAACAGCGGTTGTTGCGTCGATTGCCCCCTGAACTCGATAGTCAGCGTTACGGTCAGCGTGCAGGTCGTTTGTCCGCCGCTCGACGATTCAGACCCTGAGAACTGGGCATCGATACTCAGGAACAACTGTTGGTCGACGTCGTAGTACCAGAAATCGCGCGTGTTCCAAGCGATGGTCGAGGTCTGATTCGTATAATCCACAGCTTCTGCGGTGTGTGAAGCAAGCACACCAGTGCCGTTCATGTCGATGACGGTCAGGTCAAAATACGCGGACAGCCCTTCGCCCAGAGCGGCTGACTCGACCACAATCACGTTGTTGCGCCAGTCAATCCAATCCTGGGGCGGGGGGCCAAAGAATAAAGGCTGGTATGCCTCGACCCGGCCATTCGCGATTAGCGCCCCATCGTTGGCATTGGCTTTGTCAAGGACGGAATAGACGACCCTCTTCCCCTGCTCGCTGGTATGACTGACGGTGACCAACGTTACCTGTCGGCCATCGACGGCCATGCTGGCCGACGCAGAATATTGCTGCGTTGTTTTCTGCGGCTGCGGTCCTGGGATAGACGTCTGAGCTGTATAGAAACCAGTCGTCCCAGAGGAGTTATAGGGAAGGCTGTGGCCGAACCCGTCGGAGGTAAACCAGCCGTCATTTTGCGACCCGATGGCCGTATATGTGCTAGAGGTGTATCCCCATCCATGATGCGACTCGATCTCATGCGTCATGGCGGCGCGCCTATTGTATCCGTAATGAGTCCCGGCAACGGACGCGCAAGACGCAGTCCAGGACACCGCATGAGGGCCTATTGTGTCAGATCCGCTGGCCTCGCCGCTCCGCGTGGTTGTGTGGTTGTTCCACTCACAAATGCCGACAGAAGCGCCGATCACCTCTTGATTGGTGGAGCGGTAATTAACATAGATCTGGACTACCGGCGCACCGACTGTGCGGTTGATAGAAGGAACGCAACGCCAATAGAGAAAGGTTCCAGGAATATCCGCGCTTTCTGTTGTCGCAAAGTCGCTATTGACACCTGCGCCAGGAAACGGTGAGTTACACGCGGTCGACGCCATGAGCGAACTGGTGCGCGTCGCCGCCCCTGGAGTCATCTGCACCGTCGCCGTGATGATGTTCCACAGCCCGTCTGTGCGCCAATCAGAGGAAAGCGAGGCCAGTTGCATGAAATAGGCGATGTGGTCGGCGTCGATGCGCTGTCCGCCAAGGTAGGCGCGACGATCCGTCATCGGCGTTTCGGGGACGACGGCCACTCGCGCAATGCTGTTGTCCGCAGCCAGCGCATGAACCGCGGACCGGGTGACGATATGGGTACGGCCGACGCCATAATGCGTCGCGTCGACGCTGGACTCGTTGGCCGGGATCGTATAGGGTTGCCCCTGCGGCAAGTGAACGGCCATTGCCGAGAGTTCAGCCAGGACGGCGCCATTGACCAGAATCGGACCATCGTCCCATGACAGCACATCGAACCATTGAGTGATGCCAGCGGCGTCAGCATTGACCGACGTAGCCTTCGGCCTGACATGCCACGACACTTTTGGCGGTCGGTATTGCGGTTCGACGACTGCCACCCCCGTGGGGACAAAAAGAACGGCCGTCGAAGCGTACCGCGCTGCCGCCCCGAAGCCGCGCAAAGCTTGGTCGGTCGTCGATTCGACCTCTTCTCTGACGAATTCTGGATGCCCGCCGCGCGTGCGCAGCGTGATCGTGTCGCCGGACAGATCCTCGCGCTTCGCGCTGCGGAACGATCCTGTATCGGCGAAACGTTCCAGCATGCGCCGCTCGTTGGCCGCACCGGACGACTCGCCCGCGCGCACGGGGAAGACCGGGCCAAGCAGGCGGTCTTCGTAGGCCATCTAGTTTGCCGTGAACACCACTTGCGACTCCAGCGCCGTCAGCACCTCGACGCTGAGCTGCGCAGGATCATAGGGCGGAGGGAACGGCGCCAGGATCGCTTGCGCATCCACAGACACCCGTCCGGACCCGCGGCTGCTCGCCGCGCCCTGGCGCAAAGATTCGCACCGGAAGGACGCCGTCGCAGCACCGCCGCTCGTCAGGGCGAACGGCCGCACGGCCACGCTGGGGAACCGCGCCTCGCTGCTGCCGCCAAACAGCGTGACGAAGGGCTTCACGAGCGCAACCCGGCCAACTACGCTACCGCAACCGCTTGCCTTCGCGGCGAGCGGCGTTATCACGACGAACCTCGGTTGCATCCGCCCGCGCGCCGCAATGGCGCCTCTTACATCCTTGTTGAAGGATATGAGTGGTGCGCAGGACGCCCTCCCTGCGGCATGGAAGGCGAATCCGTTTATGCCACTCATCGCTGCACTGAAAGCCCCCCGTCCTTGCGATGTGGCCGAAGCCGTATGAATCGTCTCTACGACCGGAGAAACGGACGCGACCCCGTTCGCCGTTACGGCGCCACAAGAAAGCGAGGCGTGCGAAGCAGAAAGCGAGCCCCTCCCGGAGATCTGGACGGCACGATCGGGATTGACTGCGACAAAGGTCGAGACGCCCGCGATGACCGGCGCCCGGTCCGCCGTCTGCGGAGTAAATGTCGCCGTACCGGGCGCCGTCATGGAGAAGCAGGCCAGCGCCTCCATGACGAACGTGCAAGCCGCGCGAGCGGACGAGATCCCGGCGCCCGAATCGCTCGAAGTCCATTCGACCTGAATCGGCGCGCTTGGCGGGAGGTACGCCTCGCCGAGGAAGTCGAAGTCGACGGCGTTACCGGCGGGAGAAGAGTAAGGCATGGGTTACTGTGGCGTCAGCAGATCATAGATTTTCGCGTTTTCACTACCTTTGAGTGCGATGATGTAGTAGTCCTCGGCGTCGACGGAGAGATTGCCGAAACTGAACACACCGCCCGCCTGAGAAACGGTCTCAGACAGCAATTCTCCGGTCGCGCGGTGGTATAGCCGCAAGGAGATGCCGGGCACAGGAGACCCGTTCTCCTTGGTGACACCAGACAGCGCCTTGTTTGGCGACTCGGCGAACGTAGCGGCGAGCGATCGACTGGACGGCCACGAGCCCACCACGCGCGCGTTGGTTGCGGCCCATATGGGCAGCGCGCGCACCCTGTGCAGAACGCGCCTGGTGGCGATGGCGCCCAACTCGGCCATTAGTACGTGCCCCAGGTATCTGAGGTCTCAAGGAAGACCTGCCCGCCGCCGCTGTAAAGTCTGACCGCCTCAAAGGTTCTTCCTGACAGAGATCCTGCGCCGCTGAAAGTATCTGCGTGGGCCAGGGGAACTTGGTGTAGCGGCGCCCACAAACCAGGCAAGCGGCCACGCGCCCCGATGGTCTGCTCGTTAAGCCATAGAGGCGCCATCAACAGCCCCCCCTCGACGGGGGCGGGGTATGGGCTCCCCCCATTGCCGAGGCTTGAGGCGTTATTCGATCTGGCGGAATCCGTGAACTTCCCGGCTGCAACAGACGACCCGATTTGAGTGTAAGACCTGGCCAAGTAATGGCCGGTGGCAGCTGACGACATGGACGTCGTCATGCCGACAAGGCCGAACCCAACCTGGCTCGCCGCATGCGCACCGAACACTACGACGTTATACGCGTCTCCGCTCTTGTAGGACTCAAAATCTCCGAACGAGAAGCCAACCCAGGCGGAAGACGCATCGTTATTGCTGATGAAATGTAACAGCTTTCCATCAGACAGCAGCAGCCACGGACGGTCTGCGCTGCTCGCCGCGTTGCTTTTGTAGTGGTAAAGGCCGCCGTTAACTTGAGCGTCCGTCGGGAACGGTCCGGTTCCAGAACTGATATCGGTCATGGCTTCGTAGCCGCGCACACGCGCATTCTGAGCGTTGCTGTCGTCCACGTAGAGATACATGCGATTACCAGTCGGCGCGCGGTAGGCGGCAAGATTCGTCCCGGAATACGCCTTGCTCCACCCTAAGGTCGTGACCAAGCAAAAATCAAGGACGCCGATCAGGCTGCCGACCGTCCCTGACAGAGAAGGCGCGCTTGCCGTGGTGCCGTTGAATCCTCTGCGAATGATGGTAACGGCCATCGGTTAATCCTCTGTGATCGTCGTCGCTGTGGTGAGACGTGGGATGACTCCGGCTGCGACGGTGATGGACGGGGTGATAGCCCCCACGTAAAGCGCCTTGCCGTTTCCTGTCGATGCCGTGCCGACGATCATGTGGGTGATGGCGACCGATCCCGACATGCCGGCATCTGCCTGTGGAAATTCCATGTTGCTTGCCGGCGACACGGTAGGCGGCTCGACGCTGGAGTTGACGACCCACCCCGACGTTGAGCGCACCAAGCCTAAGCGCGCATAACCGGGATAGGTCGTTTCGTTGGTGGACTGCCCAGAGGCCGCAGCATCGCCCGGGCTGCTCGCATGCAGACTGAGATACAGCGTGCCCGCCGGAGAGCTGGCCGCGTTGTCGGCAATGTTGGCGATGGCCGTGCCGTTGAAGATCAGTTTCAGCAGATCCGCCGAGAAGGCGGTTGTTTTACCTAGCGCCATGATGTCATCCTTTCGCGGTCAGGACCGCCTGATCCGCGCTTGCGTGGTGAATAAAATGTCCTGGGTTGCTGGTAAGAACCGAGGCCGGCGCTTTTCCCGTTACCGAGATCAACACGCCAACGCGCTCCAGTACGCTCGTCATAGCAGGCGCGAGAAAAACATAGGCGGGCGACGTCCTGGCCTGCGTCATGGCCCCCGCGGAGGGGGCTGACGGCTTCGGCGGCCCGCTGCGGCCCGCAATGGGCGACAGGGGGGGGCAATAGTCGGGGCGGATCGTGGTCAGCGCAAATGCCGCTCGATCGCGCAGGAATGCGTTCTCCGCCTGACTTTCGTTGACCACCGGGAAATCCTGGCGCAAAGCCAGAGCGAAAACCTGGTCGCGCGCAAACGGCTGGACGACAGCGACCGCCGCGCCGAACAGTGCGCCAGCAAACAGCGCACCCGCGAATAGGCGCCCCCTAAGCAGTGCCATCGAGGGTCACCGATGTACGGTTACTGGTGGCGTCGAAGATCGCATCTATGCGAATCTTGTTGCCGTCCTGCGCCAGATAGTGTTCGTTGCCGGTACCGAGCCCGGAGGTCTCGCCTGCCATGGCGGACAGCACAATGCGCTGGATTTGCTCGGCGGTAAGCGGACCTTCCAGCACCTTGGCCCATACCGCATCAGCGACCTGCCCTGCCGAAGGCGCCGAGCCCCCCGCGGACGAGTAGCCGATGGCGATGCCGGGCGTCTCGCGGTTGATGCGGATCTTGTAGCTGCCGGCCGGATCGTTGAACGGCTCGCCACCGCCGTCGACCTCCAGCACCCCCGCCATCACCGTCAGCACATGGTTCGCGCTCTGCGGGATGAGGCGCCAGCCGTTGAGCAAGAAGAGATAGAGCGGGATGGCCGGGATGTCGCCGCCGACCGCCCGAAAAGCGATCGCATGCTGGGCGTTGCCGGCCAACACCCAGTCTTTCCAGCGCGAATACAGATCGATGAGGTCGAGAGTCACCGTCCCCGGGGGCAGGGTGATGGTTTTCGCGGTGCCAGAGAACGTATAGGCCACGCCGGTCTCTTACGGGTTGCGGTACCAGCGTTCCTGCCCGGCGACGAAGGATCCGCTATTGACCGTCGATTGCAGGATCGTGCCGCTGGCGACGGCCACCTTGGCGTTGCTCTCGCCAACGGCCACGCCGACCCAGTCCTTGTCCACCGACCAGGCATAGGAAAACGAGGCGCTTGGCCCGCCCACGGTGCCGGTCATGTCGTTGTTGCCGGCGTCCTTGAGCAAGGTCGCGTCGGCGCCCGGATAGGTCACCGCGTCGTAGATCCAGAACCGCGCATCGGCGCCGTCGGCCTGCAGGTAGGAATCGAAGTTGAACGTAACCGCCGCCGTGTAGGGGTAGGTGCGGGCGGTTTGCGTGTCGTCGGCTTCGGCGATGTTGTTGTAGCTGGACGCCGCGAGGTTGCTGACGTGCACGCCGCCTGCGGCGCTCTGGTACTTCGTCTTGAGCGTCGCGCCGTCCATGACGACCAGCGCCGGCGTGACCTGCCCGGTGCGGTTGCCGGCGCCGGCATCGATATCCGAGGATTTGCGGAGCTGGCGCTGCACCCAGGAATACACCTCGTCATGGCTGTGGCCGTTGCCATTGACCACGACGTGGTAATCATACGGGCCGTTGCTGCCGAGACTGAACGGCTGAGGCGTGGCGTACCACTGGATCGACATCCCGGTATAGGCGTCCACCGTGGCGTCGTTCTTGGTGACACCGGGATCGACCAGGTGCGTGAGCGGAAAGTTGTACTTTTTGTAGGTCAGCGTCGAGTACCCGATGTCAGCATTGCTGGCCTCATCGTAGGTGTAGCCCTGTTCGCGCAGGAAGACCTTGAGGTAGGCGCGGTAGTCGTAGTCCGGCGTCCCGTCGCCGTTGCTGTCGGAGTAGATCTGTACCAGCTCATTGACGCCGAAGGTGGTGCTGAGATGGATGTGGGTGAAGCTGCCGCTGCTGGCGTTGGTGGCGCTCGACTGCGTGAAATAAGGTGCGCCGGCGGTCACGGCGCCCAGGGTCACGACGCAGGCGTACATGGCGGTCGGCACGCCGGAGGCGTTGACGTAGGCGACTCCGCAATCACGCACCATTTTCACCGTCGTCGTGTCGAGGAAGGTCCAGCCGTTGATCAGCTCCATCGACTCGTCGTGGATCATCTCGCGGATCGGCAAGGCGTACTTGATCAGCGTGGCGTCGGCCTTGAGCACCTCCTTGATTTTCGAGAACAGGCATTGCCCGGTGACGCCGTCCTTGGCGACCAGCGAGCCGCCGGCGACGAGCTGGATGGTCTTCGCAGACGTGGCGAAGCGCAGGTTGTTCGTCGCGCTGTCGACCGCATAGGTCAGCAGGTCGGGGTCGATGATCTTGGCCATGTGGGGTTCCTACGGGTTGCTGTACCACGGGTCGACGTCCTGCTGGGCCGGAACGGTGGCGTCGGACGACGGGACGCTGATGGGAAAGGACTTGATCTTGCGCGACAAGGCAATGATGACCACTTGTGCCGTCTGGCCAGGCCCGTAATAGGGCACCACCAGCCCAGGATTAACGTCGCACGACTCGACGCCCGCCAGTTCGACCGCCGCCGCGCCGAGCTGATCGTAAATACGGACCTCGCTCCCCGCCTGGACGCCGTCGAAGGTCAGGGTGACAGAACCGATCGGCTCCGTGGGAAGCCGTTCGATCGACGTCGTATTGCCGAACCGCGACACGTTGTAGTCCGGCACATCCACGGCCCTCGACACCATCACCGAACCGACCCAGTTCTGCACGAGCGAGGTCATGACAAGACGAGTTCCGGCGAGACATAGAACGCGACGCTCGGCGAGCGGCTGGCACAGAGGCCGAGCGTCACAACGATCTCACTGTTCTGCTTGATCGCTTGCGAGGTCGTTAGGCTGATCTCCTTGGCCGAATGCGAGGCCACACCGCTGGCGGTCCAACTCGCCGCCCCGGCCGACAACGCCGTCCGCGTGCCGTTGCGCAAGCCGCGCGCGCCGCCGACCCTTTCCGTCCTGCTCACGCTTGACGCATCGAGGTAGGTGACGAGCAGCTGCAGTTCGTCGAGGTAGAACGTCGTGGCATCCGGCACGTAAAGCGGAACGGTGATCGTCTTCGCCGCAGAGGCGCTGCGATACAGGCGCGACAGACGCAAGGGTGTGATGACGTGGAATGGCGACGGGATGGAGGTCCAAGTTACCCGGTGTGACCACGGAACGCCGCGCAAATCTGCGGCGTTTGCGTAAGGGAACGTGTCATTGCCTTTCCAGTCGACGGAGAACTGCGGCGTTTCTAGACGATAACCCTTGTACGGCCCCTCTGGCTGGTTCCAGGCCAAGCGAGCGAACGAACCGGATGACGCGGTAAAGCCCACGGCCGGATCGCTCACACCGGCTACAGAGTCAATCATGACGTCGGTCGACGCTGCCGCTGCGTAAATATTGAACGGATTGGCGCACGAATAGACGCCGTTCGAGTCGGACACTTCGCCACCGATCCACTCGACGGCATTGTTGACTTGTGAGGATCCTGTAAACTCGATAAAAGCCCCAATAGGGGACGATGCGGCAATCACATTGACGCGCAATCCATTGCACTTAACCCGACAGCTTGACGAGTTGGCGGTCACAGCAATGACCGAAGTGGCGCTGGTGCGCAACTCGCAATAGGAACCGGAAAGATCGACCATGAGATTGTTGGCGAGCACTCCGCTGTCGCCGCAGAGTTTGACAAACTTCCCAGCGGCCAGGTGCCCGGAGCCGATCGCGAAACGCGATCTCAGGAAGGCAAATTGCGAGCTGCTTTGCAGCACCGCGAAGACGATAGCGCCGGCCGACGAAGCGAGCACCTCTCCTTGCAACTCGAAGTTGCCATCCGCGCGAGATTCGAAGCCGACCTTCCCGGACGAGGGTACAGAATAGCTGTGCGTCGAGTTGGACGATTGGTTGTATCGGTGTTTGTAGGTGAACCTGCCGTTGTCACCGGACCAAACCGTGCCGTCGTCGAACAGGAAACTACGTTGCGCCCACGTAACCGCGTGCGCAGCGGTGGTTGAGTAGGTCACGCCGAGGTTGGCGCCGCTTCGCTTCGTCCGCACATGGATCGTGTCCGTTGTCACATCCGGAGATGTGGCGCTAGCCGGCGCCGCCAGCGCGATACCGTAGGCCATCGCGGCCTTTCCGAAGACGCCGACGATTGCCGCGAAGTACGCGAACGGCCCATCAACACCACCGGCAAACTGCGTGATTGTCGGGGACGTGCCAAAAGTGTGCGCGATCGCCATGCCGCTGTTAGTTGCGTTGTTCAGCGTCGTGCCGGCTACCCGCGTCGCGATCTGCAACGTATCTGTCGCTCCCGGCTTGACACGGGCGTAGACGAAATACGGTAGCGCCAACGTCGCCGCGCTGGCCCCAGACCCCACGACGGCGTCGCACTGATTGTTACCAGTGCCGTAGGTGTTGATCAGCGAAACGAGGTTGCTGACCGTCTGCGCGAGGGTGCCGCCGATAGCAAACTGATTCTTTGCGGCAACGGTGGTTTTTGCGGTCAGCACTGCACCAGCAACAGTCAGCGTGTTTGTGTCTGACGGCTGCGTGCCGATCTGTATCTCTGCGATCGCCACTGCGGCGGCGTGCGACGGACCGGCGAGGCCGTTGCCGTCCATCGGTAGCGGCTTGTCGCCTGCCCCGGCGCCCCAGGTTGTCGGCGTCGCGGCATAGGCTTCATACTCGGCCCCGACCGCAGATACGTCGAGATAGTACTCAGCCATGCAGCACCTCGGCGGCGCGGCCTGGCGCGATCAGTCCAACCTGCTCCAACAGGTTCACGCCGTTGAGGGTGTCATCGTGATCAAGATGAACCGTTGACGTCCGGTCCAGCAGATACATGTAGTCGGCCAGAACAGGAATCGACTTTGCCGCCTCCACTAGCGTGATCCGCTCCTGCGCCGTGAATAGACGCAGGAACTCCAGCCGATCGAGAACGCGGCGACCGCCGTAGACCGGGGGCGGCACGACCTCGGGTTCGACTTGCGGCACATGGTCAAACAGCGAGGGCGGAAACAGATCGAGGTCCAGTGGGTGATCGTAGGTGTAGCAGTACACCTCTGCCCCCGTGTCCTGGCGAATGACGGAGTAAGTCGGCACGGCTATCGGCTTCCTGCGACGGTGAACCCGTGATCGGCCATTGCCTCGGCGTGCGTGTTCCAGCGACGAACGGCGACCACCTTGAAATGCCAGACCCGGTATTCCCCTTCGAACAACAACAACAGGTTGCGCCGCGTCCAAAGATGTTTTTTGGGCGGGATGTACTCGATGACCCGCAAATGTTTCCAACTGACGACGTCTGCAAAACCGAAGTGTGGAATACGCCCACGAAAGGCATGGCTTCTCCTGATCCATGCATACGATTTGCATGCAGTCGCGAGCCACAGCCACATGGCAACCAACCAGCAATTGGCGAGTCTCATGACAAAATCCTTGGCCCGCGCCTTTCCTGGCCGTCGGCGTTATCCGGGTATTTCAAGTGGCACGCGATCAGCAGTACGAGCCCTGCCTCGAACAGGAGAGTTGTCACGACGCCCAGCAGGAACTCAACCATCGACAGGAATCCCCAACAGCCCGGCAAAGGGACGGAAGACGGGCATCACGTCGTGACTTCCCTGGTCACGGCGACCGCTCCTGCCATCAACAAGGTCACCTCCCCGCCAGGGCTAACCATTTCCAGCTCGTAGACACCTTTACTCCAGGAAATAGCCGCCGTGTCCGTGGCGCTGATACTCAGGGCGATGGTCTTTGCACTGTCATCGACCGTCAACCTGCCGTTGGCAACGGACAAAAACATCAGATCGGTCAGGTCGATGACCTCGTCTGCCGCGTAGGTCGCGCCGGCCACCCATTCGCTCGTCGTCGACTCCGCGGCGGTGGCAGCCCATGTCACAGCCCCGTCTGTGCCCGGTCCTGTCGGCTTGACGTTCCCCGAGACGCCGCCGACGACACATTTGATCTGGACCGGCGTCAGGTTGGCCTTCGCCTTGAACGCCATGCGGGCGCCGTACCCTGATAGGTCGTGGGGGGTGTGGTATTGCAGGAAGCCGGTATTCGGCGTGTGCGGCCTGAAACCCACCACGTTGATGGCGTTCAGCTCGAGGGTTGAGGCGTTGATGACCGTCGCCGGGGTGTAATCGCTGTCGCGTGGCGGCCGATTGAGCGCATTGATCTCGGTCATCCCCTTGACGCCCGACAGAGCGCACCGCCACCCGCTGGGCAAACCGTGACCGGGGACCGTGAGGCGAGCCGCGCCAAAAGACTGGTCGATGGCCGAGATCGGCCTATAGACCACCGGCAGGGTTTCCCAGCGGATAATCTGGGTAAAGGTCTTACCTTGCCGCAGGATCAGGTCTTTGGTGAGGGACATCAATACGCCCCGATGTCGTAGTACTGCTCCGCCGCCCAATGCTCGTCGAGCGCCGCTCTCGGAGGCCCGAATTCAGCGGTGAACTGCTCCGCGAAAAGCTGTCCGCGATCGCGGTCATACGTGTCCGCGTCCGGCTTCGAATACGCCAGATGCTTCATCCACTTGAGCAGATGGACGTGATATCTAGGCGAGATCTCCGGGAAGTCCTCCTCATTTTCCATCTCCCGCAAGGGCGTCCGGATAACGGTGGCTTCGAGCGTGTCAGCGGCCACGGAAGGAGGCCAGAATCGCAGGTATCCAGTTTGAAAATCGGGGATGGCGACGACAGGAATCGAAGGCACGGCGTTTTCCCAGCCGGGGAATTCCTCGTCCATGGCGCGCGCGCACTTGAAAATCAGCGTTCGCCCGCGCGAAGCCAATTTGGCGCGACGGACGTAAACCACCGCCGGATCAAGTGTCACGCCTTCGTCTCCCGCCACAATGTCGACCCGGGAAACGGGCGACGTCGAATCGACGATCAGCAAAGCCCGTCGGCACGCCTCCGTTTCTGCCTGGTTGGCGTAATGCGTCAGCTCGTCGTCGCTCCAAAAATACGGAGCAACCAAGTCGAACGCGTCTTTACGGAAGCGGTCGATCAGCTGGTGCAAGTTCATGCCGCGGCCTCGACCTTCGGCTCGGCCACGATGGCGGCGAACACGCGTTCGGGGGCGATCAAGCGCTGACACAGGGCCGCGCCGCTTTCCGGGTCCGCGCGGCAGAACTCGCGCGTATAGTGCAGGCGGTGGCAGGGGTAGCAATCCAGATCCGGCGGCGCCAGGGGGGCCGTGTTGCGCCAATGCTTGGTCAGATTTTCGTGTGAGCTATGCGAAAGCAGAACGACCTTGCGGTTATCCTCGAACGCGACGGCATTGAGCACGCCGGTTTCGCAACCCACGACGATATCCGCCCGCTTCGCCAGCGCCAGAGTCTCACGAATGCTTAGCTCTCCGGACAGGCGTACGACCCGCGATTCGTTCTCCCAGCCGAGCTCAAGTAATTTGCAGGCGTCGTCGCCGACCATGAAAACGCGGCAGCCCGGGAAATGCAGCAACAGTCTGGCGATAACCGCGTCCTGCCCAGGATAGAACTTGTGACAGCTGGATCCCGCCAAGGCAAAAACGATATTCGGTCCATCGGCCGAGAGCCTTGCGGTAGCGTTGTCCCGCTCCTCTGCCGAGGGATAGAATCTCGCTTCGCTGCGGTACGGCACGCCAGCCAGCTCAGAGGTGAACTCCAGATAGTTGTGATTCAGATGGCGGTGCCGCACCGCATGCGGCCAGAGATGGTTGGCGCGCCCCGGCAGGGCGAGCAACGTGCCCTCTACCGACTCGCATAGGTTGATAAAACGGTCGAACTGCTTCGCAACGACGCCCCAGAACGCGCTCAGCTCGTGATTGGGCACCTGGTCAGGATCCTGGATATACCACGCATCGACGTGCGGGTCTTCGCGCAGAACGTCCTGCCCCTTGGGGGTAGTCATCACCGTGACGTGAAACCCCTGCCGCTTGAGCGCGGGGAGGATATTCGCGGCCTGCAGCATGTCGCCAAACCCGCCATAGCGGACGACGCAAGCCGTTTTGTGCCGCTTCTTCTCGCCCTTGGCGGGATGGCAGTAGGTCTGCGCCGCGCCGGCAGACTTTTTGAACACCAGCAGGAACGAATACTCGCGACCGCCGTTGCGCTCTTCCCGCCGGAGCAGATCCCATCCGCCTACCCCGCGCATGGCCTGGAGGATGTCGGACGGCGCGAAATCATGCACGTGATCCGGGTTGGCGCCTGGCTGTCCGATATTTGGATAGAACGCCTTGTGCGGCAGATACAGCACCAGATAGCCGCCGACCTTAAGGCAGCGCCACCAGTCCTTGAGGGCCGCCCGATAATCGGGGATGTGCTCTAGCAGGTGCGAGCTGAAGACGGCATCGACGGACGCATCCTGAATCGTCCCCGATAGATCGGCGCAATCGTCGACCTTGATATCGGGCGTGATGGCGATACCGAACAATTCGCTGTCCTTGCAGCTGTCAACGCCAATGAAATGCGGGAAAGCCTTGAGCGGCCCACAGCCCAGATCGAGCACCACGCCACGGGTAAAGGGGACAATCTCGTACTTGACTTTCCCGGCTTCATCGCCCTGCGGGTCTTCGGCGCGCCAGACCATCAGTCGAGCAACTGCGCCGCCACTTGATCGATCGGCTCGACCGGTTTATCCGCGCCTGGAGCCGGGGTGCTGGACGCCGCTACCGCCGGTTTTCCGGCCCGCGGTTTCGCCGTCACGATCTCGTTCTCCTGGTCATCAAACCGCGTGCCGTCCTGCTCGAACCGGTAGCCCGCTTCGCCAATGACTTCGCCGTAGGGCCGGGCCCGATCAAGCCGTCTCGACATCGCGCCCCCCGATCCGGCCGTTAAACGCGTCACCGGGAGCGTTCGTCCCCGAAGACATCTGTTGCGAGGGAACGCAGCAGACAAAAGCCGCGTCGCTGCCCGCGTCCGCCACGCGACCGAGCGCCCCCGTCGCATCCAGCGACAAATCGGCGCCGTGCGTCCCGGCAAGCACGCCGGTAGCCGTCCCACGATTCGGCAGCTCGGACGGGTCGCCTTGCAGCGCGTTCACGGGGTTATGGGCGTCGTTCATACCGTTCCTTCCGGTTGTTGTTCGTCCCGCCACCAACCGCGCGGGAGGAATCCGCCCTCAGCGGGGTTTGCCGGCGAAGGCTCGTTGAAGCTGGGGGCCCCGTCTCGGGTCGTCTCGTCCCGAGACGGGGCCCCCAGCTTCTCGAAACCTTCGGGGATCGCGCGTCGAGACGTTCCGGCCATCGACTCCCCACCAAACAAGGTCTTCATGCCAATCCTCCTTCCAGGGCGTCCTGGTACCGGAAACCCCGTACCAGGACGTACGACTCCTGCCGAGTTACGCTGCGCTATCCCACTTCACCGCGCGGGCATTCGCCGCCACGGTATGCACCAAGCCGAAGCCACCGACGTAGTACCAGGCGATACCGCGGGACCGACCAAAGTCGGTCGGAATCTTGCCGCGCATCTCCTCGGGGACGGCGATCCCCTCCGCCACCATGTCGCCACCAAAGAAGAACGCCTGGTTCGACTTGGCGTTGGTCCAGCCCGCCTTGGCGATGTTCGTCTGCTCGATGAAGCGGCAGCGATCGTAGCGCCCGATCTCGCCGGCAGCGATCATGCCGAAGCCCTCCGCCGTGTACTGGTGAACCGTCTCCATCTCGTCCTTGAACGGGCGGAAGGTACTCGGGTGCCCGATGGCGAAGTAGTCTTCGCCCTCGTACGGCGCGATGTTGCGCTCGCGCATCAGGTCGAGGACCATCTTGACGTGCGCCTTGCCCAACGCGATGTTGTTGGTCAGCGTCGCCGTGCCGTTGGTGGTCAACGTCAGCGCCGTCGTGCTCGTGCCGGCGGTCGGTACGACGCGCAGCGGCGACAGATTGAACTGCGCGTAGGCCGCGGTATCGAAGGCCTTCTTCGCATCGTTCTTCAGCACCTTCTGGATGATCTCCTTGACCGGGTGCTCCGAGAGATCGTCGAGCTTGCCGGTGTAGGGCACGGAGTTCATTTTGTTATCAGCGAGGTCTTTATCCCGCTCTCTGCAGCTTTCACCGCAGTTCAGACTATATCTTCCCTTTCGGGGAGCGCACTCGTGGGCCTTTACCGTCCGTTCTGGACTCCGTGACCTAGTCGTTGAGCCTTCACCACATTCCTGAGGTGCTTGGCTGCTGATTTCCCAATCCACAGTCTTTTCTGCCTTCACGACTGCCGTTTCCAGCTTCGTTGTAGCGCCCGTAGCTCTAAGGGGTTTCCAGCAATTCACGCTCTTTTCTCGTGCTTCCACGTTTCCTGTATCATGCACATAACGCGTACTGAAAAGGTGGAAGTTATGGGTACGAGCAAAACTCAACGCGAGCGAGTTGTTGTCACTTGCGCTTGCGGATGCGGCGAACAATTCAGCGCCTTCCCCGTTTATCGCCTGAAATCCGAAGGCGGCGGCCTGCGTATTCCAGAATACAAGCGCGGTCATCACCCCAATTGCCGAAAACTTAAACCGGCTTGGAACAAGGGGCTGACCAAGGCCGATCATCCGTCCATTTCCAGGATGGGTTTTCAGCCGGGACACAAAACGTACAATGACTTCGGTAACGTCAATGCACTTCTCGCTTCTGACATTGCGGTTCGTACTCGGTGGATTGAAGCCAAGCGCGGTCAAATCGCTTGGAACAAAGGGCTGACCAGAGTCAAGTACAGCAACGGAATCAAGTCCGGGGCCGAGCATGGAAACTGGAAGGGCGGGCATCGCGGTGCCATTGATACGGCCGCTTGGCAAAGCCTCCGGCGAGAGGTTCTCGCGCGAGACGACTTTACCTGCCAGCAATGCGGGGACAAGAACAGACAAGGAAGAGGCTCCAGAATAAGTCTGGAAGTCCATCACATCGTTGCTGTTTGTGAAGATCCGCATTTAGCTCTTGTTCCTGATAACTTGATTACGCTGTGCGCTTCATGCCATCGAAAAACCCATAACTACGGCAGCAAAAGCCGTAAGCGCGGCGGCAACTAATTGTTTACCGAATTCCGTGATCGTCATCGTCCCCTGCGTGATCGTGAAGTTGGTCTCCGGAATCGTGCTGGTTTCCGTCAGCACCGTACCGGCCGTCGCCACGTCCGAATAGACGTTCCAGTGAAAGGTGTCGCCCTTGTTCTTGCCTTGCGTCGCCGCGTCCTTCACGTCCGCAAACTGGCGGAACTTGGCTAGCGGCTGCAGCGCGAAACGCAGCACGTTCGACAGGGTCTCGGAGAACATGTATCCGCCGAGGGTATTGGTGGCCCAAATTTGTCCAGCCATGGTCTTGTCCTCTTGTCAGGTATTGGATCAGCGCTGACCGATCATCAGACTCTGCCCCATCCGGCGTGCGGCGATCTCGTGGATGGCCTGCACCGGGGTTCTATCGGGGGTTGCGTCGGAGACCAGATCCGCGGCTGCGGTAGCCGGCGAGACAAAGTCCCGCCCGGATTTGCGCAGCAACTTCTCGTCTCGGGATTCGCGCTGACGGTCCTGCTGCCGGCGCCCTGATTCCTTGCCCAGGAGGGCGTACACCTCCTCCGCCGCGGCCAGCATGGCCGTGGGGCGCGAAGCGCCCGCCGCCACCGCGGCATCGACCTTGATGGCCGTCAGCAGCTCGAGGTCCGGGAACGAAAGGATGTCAGGGTAGTCGGTACGGATCTTCTCAAGAGCGGTATCAACCTCACGGAGCTGTTGCACACGGGAAGCCACCTCGCCGTAGTCGATCTCAGGCAGAACCGGGGTAGGCGCAGGACCGCCCCGAGTTTGCGAGACCAGCTTCACGAGCGCTTCCCGAGCAACGGACTGGTCGCCGCCGTAAAGGGCGTCCAGCGTTGCATCGACCAGAGCTTCCAACTCCGCGGATTGCGCGGACTCGGTTTCCGGCGCCTGGTCCTTGCCGGTTTTCTGTTGCTCGACAGGCGCGGCCGGCTTCTCAACGACCGCCTGTTGCGCTTCCCGCAGCAGCCGGGTCGCCTCCTCCAGCCGGCGGTCCGCGGCAGCGCCTTTCTGCCACGAGGACAGCACCTCGGTCAGCGGGACGTCGCGCTCGACGCCATCGACCTTGACCCGGACCAGCTTGTCCTGCGGGTCGTCGATCAACCCGTCGTCAAGCTGCGCCTGAACCTGATCCTCCGGGGCCGCTTTGGCCCCTGACTCGCCCTCCGGAAGGCCCATTTCGGCTTCCCGTTGCGCTCGTACCTCGGCGCCGATGCTGTCGAGCTCCCGTGAGCGGCGCCCCCCGAAACCGGAAGCCGGTTTGTCGACTTCGCCCGAGGCTTCCACCGACACGCCCCCGTCGGGGGTAGCGTCGGGATCAGCGATCTGTCTCATGTCTGTCTGGTTCCTCAATCACCAAGCAACTCTTGCTGCGCGTTCAACCCGGCCTGGATAGCCTCGGCCAGCCAGTACTGGACCGATTCAGCCCGGAAAATCTCGTTCTGTAGTTCCTGGATGCGTTCGGCGTCGGTCGGCTTCACGGTCTTCAACGCCTGCACCGCGGCGTCGACTTCCGCCTCCGCCCGGCCAACCAGGTATTTCCCGATCTCCCCGGCGAGGAAGTGCTCGACCTGCAGCCCCAGTGCCGCTTCCCTTTCCAGTTGCTGTACGGCGTTCATGCTGCCCCACCCCCGCACCCTTGCACGCCGTTATCCATCGTCTTCCTCCGTTTCGAGTCCGACGTGACCGCTCTCCGGGGGCGCCGGGAACATCGGGCTGGTATTCCCGCTCTCCGGGAGGTCGATCGGCCCGGCCTGCGCCGCCTCGACGGCCGCTGGCGTCACGCCGGAACCGACCGAAGCCTCGACCGGCACCGGCAGATTCGGATCGACGCCGGGCGGCGTCGGCACGGTGTATCCGGCCGCCTCGAGCACCTTGTCGGTAATCGGCGCAACCTGCGGCGCCCCGGCGATTACCTCGGCCGTCTGCATCGCCGAGTACGCCGCCGTCACCCCGGCCACCACTTTCTCCGCCTTGATCCGCTCGGTCTCGGCCCGGAGCTTCTGCACCGTCGCCTCGATGATCGCTTGCGGCTGCTTCGCCTCGAGCTGCTGCTGCAACGCCTGCACCTGCTGTCGCAACGCCTGTACCTCCGGGTTGTCGCCCAGGGCGAAGAAGCGGTCCCCGTTCCGGTACCCGAGTGCGCCGAAAATCTCCTTGACGATCTCGGCAGGGCGCAAGCCGTAGCGTTCCAGCACGCCGTCTCCCAGCGACTCCCTGACCCCGCGGATGCCGGTCAGCAGGTTGTTGATCTGCACGGTCGGCGAGGTGGTGCCCATCCCGACATCGACGCTCAGGTGCACCTCCTGCTGCAGCAGCTCATCCGTGATCCGGTCCAGGCCAAACCGGTCGATCTGCGCTTCTCTCCCCGCCAGGGCCAAGACCATCTCGTCCGTCTCGTACGCCTGCTCCAGTAACAGCAACTGCCGCAGTACCGGTTCGACGAAGGTCTCGTTGAAGGTCTTCAGCGTGTAGTTGGCGAGCTGGTTGCTGCTCTCGTTGAGCAGTTCCATGCCGCCCACCGTCTCGTTCAGCCGGCGATTCGACTGCACCGAGGACGTACTGAACGCCCCCGCCATCTCGTCGAACTCCAGGTTCAACCGGTCCTGCTCCTGGTAGCTGCTCGCGGTCACATCCGGCGTGTCGACGACCCGCACATCCCCCTCCGGGTCCAGCATCAGCGTCACGCTGCCGGGCGTGTTGCGGGTGATCGAGCGTAAATCCACCTGCCGGTTGCGCTTCACGAAGTAGCGCTTGTTCAGGACCATGCGGACGTTGTCCATCCGCTGATTGGTCAGGTCGTTGATCTCCTCCTGCACCGCCCGGGTCAGGCGCACCGCAGAGGGCTTGTACGCCCGGTGCGCTTCGATCACCGACACCCCCAGGACGTAGGGCCGTTTCCTGTGCGCGTACAGACTCGACAGCGGCACCGGCGGCGACAGCAGAACCCGGTCACCCAGCGTGTAGTAGCACCAATCGACCCCGTGCTCCTCAACGACGTTGTGATGCACCCAGACGATGCTGTACTCCGTCGTCGCCTGCACATTGCGCGCGTCCGTGGCCCCCTCCTCCCGCACAACCCGTGTGTTGTCGTACGCTTGCGAAGACGCCTGCAGCTCGGAGTCGGGCACCGGGAACCACTTCGGGAGCGCTCCGTCCAGTCCCGTCCGCATCCGCCGCTTCACGTCCTTCAGGTACATCGGGATCAGCTCGATCAGGTACGGTGATGTACCGATCGGGTCGGCCCAACTGGCGGCCGGATCGAAGCGGAAATTCTCCAGCGGCACCAGTCGGATGCTCGGCCGGTCCAGTCCCTTGCCTTCGTCGAACTCCCAGTCCAGATGCGCCAGCGCTGCCCCCGTCACCAGTGCGTCCTGAAACGCGCCGATCAGCAGGGGAAACCACGGGAGGGTTTTCTGCAACCGGTGTTTCAGCAGTGCCCGCATCGTCTCGGCGGCGGCCTGCTGCATCTTCTGGCTGCCGTCAACCGGACGGACGATGATCGGGTCCATTGTGCTGAAGTACGCTTGCGCTGCGATCGCTTCGAGCTGTCGCACCGTCGCCCGCGTCTTCGGTCGAAACAGCCGGGACCGCGCGCGGTACGCGTCGGACAGGTACTTCGAATCCGTCGCATGCCGCGACTGGAACGTCCGGATGTCCTGCTCCAGGCGCGTCCGGACGTTGGCGTCGAAGTACCGCGTACTCCCGGCGTAGGCGTCTCGGGCGAGCTGCAACGCTCGACTGGGGGTGATCATGTCAGGTCCCCGAGGATTTGCCCGACCGGGGTTCTCGGCAAGGCCGCGAGTTGCTCGGCGTCAGCCGCGCCACGCGCCAAACGATAGCGTTCGAGGATTTCCCCGCCCGCGCGAACAACCCGCGCCCGGAACGCGCTGGCCGAGTAATTGGCAGGCAAACGGAGCTTGAACCCGTATTTTCCGGATACCGACAACAGCCGCACATAGGCCATTCCTTGCGCCCCCTCGACATTCACCCCCCAAAGGTGCCCGTGATAATGCTGGTGCAACGCATCGGCCATTTCCTTGGCCAACACCATGTCGTTGGCGGAAATCACATCCGCCTGCGCCGTCTCGATCATCCCTCCTCCGGTTCCGTCAAATCCTGCTCCAGACGCGCCTTCTCCGCATCGCTCAACCACAAATACTCCTGCCGCGAAACCGCAAAGCGGACAGGCTCCGGTAAATCGTTGTAAGCATCACCCGTCGGCAAGAAATTTTCGTCCGTTGCTGAACTCATAACTCGGTTCCCTTGAATCGATCGGCACACCTTCCCGCGCCGTAGCAAGCGCCACTTCTTCCGACCATAGCCGCTGAGAAAACGACAGCCCGCTTGCCGCCGGCAGCGCAATCGGCTCGTCTTCGCTACGCGTCCCCACGGTCACGCTCCATCCGCGAAAATCTCCGGCTCCAGTGCCGTCTCATCCACCAGAAAAGGCGGTACCGGATCGATGTCGTAAATCCGGCTGGCGGCGTCAATCAAATCGTCATGCACGGCGAACGGAACGACCAGGTACTCCTCGATGAACGACTTGTTGAGCGAATAAATGTGGCCCTCGTGATCCCTGCGGCGAATGGGAGAGAAAATCCGGAACGCCTGTCCCTTGTCGCGCATCCCGCGCTGCGCCCGGGTTTCCGAAGGCACGACGGCGGCCAGAAAGAAACGGCCGTTGCGGAAATCCGGTTCCAGCCGCTGGATGCGGTCGTACTTGGCGCCAGGACCCTCGCGCGGCCACGCCAGCTCGACGATCTCGAACGAGTCGCGGTCCCGCTGCATCTGCTCCTCGAAATACTCGAGATCGGAAGTCGAGCCGTAGCGCTCGTACCCGACGCGCACCTGTTGCACGCCCGGCATGGCGGACCAGGACTTACGCAACCCGCGGATGCACTGGTAGCGCTCGGACAGCCCCATCTTGTGCCGATACCCGTCCAGCAACCATTTGTTGCCCGCCGCGTCGATACCGATTACCGCAATCGCGGTCCGGTCGCTGCCCTTTTTTCGGCTGCTCGCCGGATCGCACAGGACATAGACGTTGAGGGTTGCCGGCCGCACCTCCTGGAACCGGAGCCACTCCTTGCGGAAAATCGTCTCGTTGCCCGCAGCCGGATTGAGCAGCATCTGTGCGGCCAGGACCGAACTGATCTGCATTTTGCGCTTCCCCGCCCAAACCTCCGGGGACAGAAAAACCGGATGGCCACCTGGCTGCCCGTTGTCCGTAGCCGGGTAAATCCTCGGAGTGACGGCCAGCATGTCGAGCATGTCCTGATACGTGTCGGCAAAGCTGTACCGCGTGCCGATGTGCCAGGCACGCGCCAGGCCGGTTTCCCCGCGCGCGCCCAGGTTGTCGGACAGAGACCAGGCTTCCGTGGTTTTCCTGACCATCTCCGGCGACGTGACGGAATCCAGCGTCACCACATCATCGTAAATCCGCAGCAGATAATGCGCCCCCGTCGGCTGCCCGTCGACCAGACCGTGCGCTTCGACCGTCGCTTCTTTCGGATTGCCCTGCCGTTTCACCACCAGCCCGGTGTCCTCGGACCACCGTGGCGCCTCGCGTTTAGGGTCCTGGTACAGGATTTCCGGGAACAGCCCCTTCAGCTCCCCGTTGGTCTCCAGCTCGTACTTGATCTGACGCAGGAATTTTCGGGCTACCGGCTTGTTGAACGCGAAGATGCCAATGGTGATTTCAGGATCGAGCAGCATTTCCTGAATCGAGCCCGTGAAGGTGATGATCGAACTCTTGCCGTGCTCCCGGGCCCACAGATCGAGATAGCCATCCGGATCCGCCTCGACCTCCCGACACCGCGCATAAAGCCACGGGTGCAGCATGTCCGCGCGCTTCAGCACCCGGGTCAGCAAAAAATACCGATCGAAGCGCGCCAAATCGCGCGCCACGAGGCCCGTGGAGTCCATCTCCAACATCGCCAGCCAGGCGTTCTCTACAGCCTCGAAGGGCAGCGAATGCAGCAGCTCCAGCGCCTCATCGTCGAGAATCTCAGGAGCCGCGCGCACGGCGTAACCGCTCCCTCAGGGCGTGGGTCAACGCCGCGGCCGCCTCGACGGTGAGCTGCACCGCGCCGCCGTCCGGGCCGGTATGCACCACGGTTTCCTTGAGCAGCCCCAAGTGCTTCAGGCAGTTGGTCAGCGCCGTGTTCTTGTCGGCCACCCGGTAGCGCTTGATGTGCCCGGAAAACACCCGGAGCTTTCCGGTACCTTCATACGTCTCCTGCACGTCGACGCCGCTGATCGCTGCCGCCGTGTCATCGTCCAGCTCATGAATCGGAATCGGCGTGCCGTCGGCCCGGAACAACTTCCGGACGTCGAAAAAGGCCAGCCGAGCCAGCTCCTGCAGCACCCGGTCCGCGTCGACGTGCACCCGCCGGGCGCGCGCCTGCAGCTCCTCGTCGATGTACGCCTGCACATCCGGCCGCTTACGCAGCGCAGACCCGATCGCCTGCGCGGATTTGACGGAGTACCCGACCCGAATCGCCGCCGCCTTGCGGTTGAAGTCGATGATGAACTCGCGCGCAAACCGACGCCGGCGATCCTCCGCTGCCTCGCGCATGTTCTTGGTCGTGGTCGCTCGTCCCGTCATGGCCGAGAAACATACCCCACCCCCGCACAACGGCACGTCACATCTGCGTCCCCGGCAACAGCGGCACGTGCGGCATCGCCCACGACGGCCAGCACTCCCATGCCAAACGGCTGTCCTCCGCCAGGCGATAGATCCGCGTCACCCGCCGACGGTGCGCCGTCGAGACCCACACCCGGGCTGCCTGCCTGACCCGACCCTCCGCGGCCAGGCGCAGCAGCGCCCGGGCCACGCTGCGCCACGGCCACGCCACTTGACGCGCCAGCTCGATCGCACACAGCCAGCCCTCCGCCCCGCGCAGCCCGGCAAGCGCCGCGGCCTCCGCCGCCTCCCGCCGCTGTCTGCGCGCGCTCACTCGACCCGGCCCTGTCGTGCCCGGATACGCGGCTGCCGCATCGCGTCGCTCGCGCAACTGTCGAGCCCGTACGAGCAATACCGATCCCCGTTCTCGGTCGCATCGCCGCACCAGCCGCAGTGCGTGTGCCAGGTCTTCGGCCAGCCGACCTGACGGCGCACTCGCGCCATCGCCTGGTCGCGCGCTTCCCGCTCCCGTTCCCCCGCCTCGTCGATCCGATCAGCCATCGCCCAACTCCTCGAGTCGCAACTGCACCGCACGCAGCAGCCGGTCCTGCCCCTCGCCCTTCGGCCCCAACGAATCGAGCACGGCCCTGTCGATCGTGTCACGCGCCAACAACACGTGAACGAACACCGGCGTCCGGCGTCCCGGCCGGTGCAGCCGCTTGTTCCACTGCTGCCATAGCTCCAGATCGTGAATCGGCCCGAACCACACCCCCTGCCCGTCGCCGTACTGCAGGTTCAGCCCGTGTGCCCCGGACGCCGGGTGCAGCAGCAGCAGGTCAATCTCACCCCGGTTCCACCGCGCCTCGGTATCCGGGTAGTCGTCGAACTCGACCGCCTGCGGAAACCGCGCCTTGATGCGCGCCAGCTCATGCCGGAACCAGTACGCCACCAGCAACGGCGCCCCCGCGCTCGCCTCGACCAGCTCCTCGAGCGCGTCGAGCTTGGCGTCGTGCACGGGCTGCACCTGGCCGTGCTCGTCGTAGGTGGCTCCACCGGCCACCTGCAGCAGCTTGCCCACCAGCGCCGCGCGGCTTAGGGCCACCACGTCCGATCCGCGCAACGTAGCCAACGAATGCCGCTCCAGCTCGCGGTAGAACGCCAGCGCCTGCGACGGCAGCGGCACCTCGATCGGGTTGATCGTCCGCTCCGGCAACTGCACCACGTCCTCGGGCAGCAGGCTGACGCACAAATCGCCGATCCGCGCGTGAATCTCCTCCTCCGCTCCCGGTCGCGGGCGCCAGGAGAACACCTGCCCGTCCCGCGAGCGCTTGTCCGGGACGAACCAGCGCTCGCGGTACCCGGTCAGCGTCCGCCCCAGGCGCGCCCCCTCGTCGAGCAGGAAAAGCTGCGGCCACAGGTCGAGCAGGCTCTTCGGCCGCGGCGTCCCCGACAGCTCGACCAGGCGACCGACCAGCCCGGCCTTGCGCAACGCCCGCACCGCCTTGAAGCGCGTCGTCGCCGGATCGCGGAACCCGCTCGACTCGTCGAGCACCAGCATGTCGTACGGCCACTGTCGCCCCATCAGCCGCACCAGGTCCGCCAGCCGGTCCCGACTGATCGTGTGGACCGTCTCGCCGGTGAGAAAATCGACCGGCGAGGCCTGCGGCACCAGGCGCTTGACCGTGGTCTCCTGCCCCCGCCGCCGCACCGTCACCCCCCGCCGCTGAAAGCGAAAGTCCTCGGCCGTCAAAACCCGGCAGGAAAGGCCCTGGAAGGCCCTCCAGCGGGCGATCTCCGCCGGCCACACCGTCAGGGCCACCCGCCGCGGCGCGACGACCAGAACGCGCGCCACGTCGGCCCAGGACAGCAGCCGGACGATCAGCGCCAGCACCGTCGCCGTCTTGCCCGCGCCCATGTCGGCGAACAGCGCGCAGAACGGGTGCCGGTAGGCGTGCTCCAGCATGCGCTGCTGGAAGAGGCGCAGGGTCAGCTCCATGCGCGCTCCCGGAGCACCCGGTCTACCGCGTCCCGACTATCGACGGCCGCCACGGGAATCTGCAACCGATGCATCCGGTCGAGAAACCGCTTCTGCAGCCGGCTTGGCCGCTCGCCGAGTCGTTTCACCTCGATAAACACCATTGATCCGCCGGGCAGCAGCACCAGCCGATCGGGCACCCCCGCCTGGCCGGTGTTCTTCAGACACTCCCCGCCGAGCCGGGTGACTTGCGCAACCAGGTAGCGCTCGACCTCCGCTTCGCGTGGCGTGTCGCCGAGCAGGCGGTCCGCCGTCGCCGTCACAGCTCACGCACCGTGCGATCGCCGGGAGGGCGCCCCGGCTTCACCGTCCTGGCCCGCTCGGCGAGAAGCTCCAGCGAGCGCGCCGGCCAGAGGTAACCGCTGCCCTTCGGCGACCGCCTCGGCACCAGCCCGCGCCAGTGCCCGTGCTTGCGGTACGCGATGCGCAGGGTCTCCGGAACCACCCCGCAGAGCGTCGCCAGTTCGGCGGTGGTGAGGGTGTACGGCTCGTTTTTTCGTTGCGTCATGGCGTCTTCCTTTCGTTGCCGGTTTGTTGCCAACTAGACAAATAAGCCCAACTAGACAAATGCGTCCACTTCTACCTGTGTACACAATATTTTCCTGTGTACACTCTCTCTTACCCCCCTTTTCTCTCATTTCTCTTTTTCTCTCTTTCTCTCTTTTATTTGTCTAGTATTTGTCTAGTAGTAAGAAATAAGAATAAAAACAGATAGATAAGGTATAGACAAATAGCTAGACAAATAGCTAGACAAATGTATTTGTCTCGTCAATCGAGGAAGCTTTCGCCCCCGGTCGCCTCGAGCAGTTTGGCGAGCGCCTTGTTCGCGTCCTTGTCGTCCTCGGGGAGTTTGTAGACAAATAGCTCGTGCACCCGCACCCGGTGCTGTGCTTTGTCCCAGAACACCCGCCTTCCCTCGGTATATCCGGCGTCCCCAAGCAGCTTGTTCAGCGTCCGCGTGAACACCTTCTCGCCGGTCCGCTCGGCCAGCTTCTGCGCCAGGTGCGGCACTGAAATCACCTCGCGCGTGATGCCCCGGCCGCCGTCCGTCAGCAGGTCGGTAAGCGCGTTGTGCAGGTCTGATCGGCACAGCTCGACGACGTGGCTCTTCTCCTTCGTCCACGGCGCGTGCCCGTCCGGGCAGAACTCCTCGCTGAGCTTGCGCCCCGTCAGCCACCCGCGCAGCGCCCCGGCGTGCTGTTCGAGCGCCGCGAACAGCCGTTTGTAGTGTCCGTCCTCGGTCATCTGCCGGATCGCGTCCTTGCCCAGAGCCGCCTTCAGGACCATGTACCGCCGGTCGTTCTCGTCCAGCGGCAGGCCGTCGCCGAAGTTCGACAGGATCAGGTAATTAGTCACGTTTATGACCGTGTAGCTTTTGGCCCCTTTCGGATGGATCTCGATGTCCGTGTTGCTGACCGGCGCCTTCAGCTTGTTCTCGGCCTCGCGCGCAGAGTGGTCCGGCGCGCGGATCTCTTCGATGACCGCCAGCGCGGCGCCGTTCGCCCACTCGTTGAACGCGGAGTTCAGGATCGTGTCGGCGTTCAGCGGCCGCACGTTGTCTGGGCCCATGACGGCCGACATCAGTTCCTTGTAGAGCGTCTTGCCGGCGCCCGGCAGACCGTACAGGTACGGCGACCAGCGAATCTTCCTCCCCGGAAACTGTACGTTGTGCGCCAGCCAGTCGAGGAATAACTGCCGCTCCCGCTCGTCCGGCAGGAGCAGGGCGCTGTGCGCCTCGAAGAGCGCGACCGCCTGCGCCTCGGCATCGGTCAGTACCGGTGGCACCCGGGGGAAGTTCGCCTCGCTGTACGTGTTGGCGAAGCTCATGGTGCCCATCACGAACGTCCGCGGCAGCGTCGGGTTGTACGCCACATTCGCCACGCATTCGATCTGCCACACATCGGCCGCGTAGCGGCTGGCGGCGGGTATCGCCCCGTCTTCGTCCATGTACGGCCGCATGAACCGGTTGTAGTTGATGTCGAACCCTTGGCGGGTCATCCGCTCCCGCGTGTCGAGGTCGAAAAAATAGTCCCCGTTGCTCACGTAGACGTACGGCCCCAGCCATGCCGGGAGGTCCCGCCGACTGGCTTCCGGGCGCCCGGCCGCCCGCAGCATCGCCCGGGCCATGGGCAGGGTCACGCGCACCCCGGTAAACGCCGTCATGCGCACCTGCAGCGCCAGCGCCAGCACATCCAGATCGGTGCGCGTCAGACCTGGTTCAGCGGCGATCGCCGGCAGCACCGTGTCGCGCAGCTTCGCCTCGGTCGCCACCTCCCTGATCTGTGCCAGCAGCGCGTCGCGGACCTCGACCCGGTTCTCGGCCTCGCCCTCGCGCCCCCCGGCCAGGCTGGCGACCCATTGCAGCATCGCCTGGTGTGAGGGCAGCTCCTGCACCTCGCACAGTGCCCGCTCGTCCTCGGTCAACGTCCGGTCCTGGTCACCAAAGCGGAACACCCGCACGAGGTCCCAGGCGTTCGCCAGGCGACCGTCAAACGGGTCGCTGTTGTGCGTGTTCCCGAGGTAATGGTCGTCCCCCGTGACGAAGCAGCCCTCCGCCGCCCCGCTCTCGCTCTGCAGCCACGTCACCCGCCGTTCGCTGCCGTCTGCGAACGCGAACGCCTCGGGTAACAGCTCGGCAATCGCCCGGCTGATCGGGTACGCACGGCAGAACGCGCCGATCGGCCCCGGCTTCTTGGTCGGGTCCGGCAGCTCGGGGTCGTCGTCCGCGCCGGGGGTCTGCCCCCTCCGGTCGGCATGCTCGAGCACCTCGGCCGCGATGACCAGCGGCACTTCGTCGTGCGCGCCCGGGTGAAACCCGTGCCGCACCGCCACCGGGTCGCGCGCGCCGTTGATGAACTGCGGCGCTGCCGTGTAGTGCACCTGCACCCGCCGCAACGGTGACACGTCGATCGCGATCTTCTCCGCGCGCACCCAGGCCTTGAGTTGCGGCCCGGTGTAGGCCGTGGCCAGCCAGAACCACAGATGGCACTTCAGTACGCCCGCCTGGCGCCCGGCGGACGCCGACAGCTGCCAGTGGTAGCTGGCATCGTGGAACGGCGCCGGCAGCTCGGACCGGATGAACTCCTCGATCGCCGCGACGGGATCGGTCAGGGGATCGGCGATCAGGGGTTCGTACCGGTCCACGTCGATCATCACCCAGTGGTGCGGCGTCTCCGCGTACAGCTCCCGGAGGCGCGGGTAGCGCCCGGCCGCATCCGGCGGCACCACCGCGCGCGCGGCGTCCTCGCCGATCCACCGGCCGCGGATGACACATCGCCGCGGCTGCCCGGCCAGGCGCACCAGCAGCGCCGACAGCGCGCGCAGGTTCGTCACCGGGCGCGACTCGACCGAGAAGTGCTTCGCCAGGTCGTAGGCGTGCACCTCGCCGCCGTCGAACACCTTCGTCAGCAACGGCCCGGCCGACTGCAGGATCGTGAGGCAGTCGGCTGTCGCGGCGACCCCGGTCGGGTGCGCCGCCGGGACCAAAAAATCGCGGGTTGGCGAGATGGCGTTCATGCTAGAATTCTCCCGTCTTGGCGTTGCCGCCCTCTCAGCCGACAGCCAAACGAAACGCCCGGTTGCCGCCGGGCGTTTCTCCGTTTACAACACCTCTTTCAGAACCCGGCGCAGGTTGTCCACGTGCCCGCGGTCGGTGATCTCCAGCCCCAGCAGATCGAGCAGCACGCAGAGCCGCGGCAGCTGCTCGTCCAGGTACTTGCTCAACATCGAGTCCGACATCCCCGCGGCGGCCGCAAGCTGCTTCTGCAGCCCGTACGACCGGGCCGCCGCGCGCACGCGGTTCAGCGAGACAGAAGGGGGGTCCGGTTGTGGCGTCACCGTTCCGTGGTCGAAAAGAGGCGGGCCTCCCCCTCCTTGTAGAATGGGAAGTTCCACCAACCCATCTTCCGAAAGGAGAGACCCATGAACGACTACAGCCACGCACCCGATGCGGGCGACCTGCTCAAAGACATCCTGGCGGCGCAGCCGAACCTGTTGACCCCGCTCGCGCCGAACGCAACCACCGGGGAACAATTGGCCGACTTTGTCGAAGCCTTCATCCGACGATACTCGGGAAGTTCACTTCGCGTGACTCCCGAGGAACCGCCGTTTGTCGAGTAACCTCCAGTAGCGCCTCCACAAGCGCGCACCGGAGAACCTTCAGGTTCTCCGGTGCAAGCGCCGGGGTGATCTCGACGGCCCGTTGGCACAGTGCCAGGCTGATCAGCTCGTTCTGTTTCGGTGTGAGTTTCACAGGTGGTCTGGCCCCCGGGTTCTCGATGGCCCGCTGTTCGCACGCCCCGGGGCCTTCTGGTGATCCAGTCCCGACGCGTTTCGTGGCGCCTTCCGCCGGAAGACTGGCGGAAGGCGCCAGACGGTCTTCACCGGCGCCGTCTGGCTGCTTGTCGGCACCCAAGATTCCAAGGTGACGAAGCGCATTGAGTAGCGCCTGTTCCTTCGGGCTCGCGGTGATGCGGACCTGGTCTTCGTCCATCGTGTCTTCCTCGCTTGTGGTGGGTTGGTCGTACGCCGTCAGTGGCGGCCAGTACAGCGGGCGCGCATCGACGGCAAGTTCTTTTCCGGTGGTTTCCCTGCGCCCCTTCTAGGCTGCCGTTGGGGCCGCGGACTGCGGCTGCTCGGCGCAGTGCTCGGCGTGCAGTTTCAGGAGCGCGTCGCCTACCTCCCACTTCACCGACCGTTGCCTGCCGCTGGTCAGATCGATGATTGACGGTGGGGTGAGCCCCACAGATCTAGCGATCTGCGCTTGGCTCAAGCCTTTTTCGAGGAGGGTGTTGATGATGCCGGTCCAATCCATGCACGGTCCTGGGTTTCGATCTATCGAAGATCATACCTTTCCCCTGGTCGAACCGCAAGCATTCGATAATCCCAACATGAGCACGCTTGCTGAGCGCCTGCGTACGGCCCGCGAAGAGGCGGGGCTGTCGAAAGCTGAACTCGGTCGCAAAGCCGGGGTCCGGAGCGCTTCGACGCTGACCGAGCTTGAACGCGGGGAAGTAAAGGACTCCGCGCAACTGCCTGCGATTGCCGAGGTTCTCGGGGTCGACGTACTCTGGCTGCAACACGGACGCGGCCCGAAGCGCCGGTCTCCCACCCCGGTCGAACCGGGTGACTCCCGGCTGCCGGTCCGCCGCGTCCTGTTCCGGCTGTCGGCCGGTGTCAGCGGGTACGAAGTCGAATACGAGGATGGTGAGAGCGAGCCGATCTTCATGGCGCGCCGCTGGTTCGAGCAGCACCGCTACCGCCCCGACCGCCTGCTCGCCATCAAGGTGTCCGGTCGCAGCATGGAGCCCAGCCTGTACGATGGCGACCTGGTCATCGTCAACCTCGACGACACCGCGTTGCGCGATGGGCTGGTCTACGCCGCCAACTACGAGGGCGAGCTGGTGATCAAGCGGCTGAAGCGCGATGCCGGCGTCTGGTATCTCGCCTCGGACAGCCTGGACAAGATTCGCTTCCCGGACAAGCGCTGCTCGGACGGCTGCGGGCTCATCGGCCGCATCGTCTACCGGCAGACGGAGCACATCTGATGCGACCGGGTGCCGGGATGCGCAGGAAGTGCAGAATTGGAACCCCACCCCGCGGGTGTTGCCTGTACGGCAATCCGTGGCCACGGTGCGGGGCGGGTTCCCGGTGGGCCTTGCAGCCCCACCGCCCGAGGGCAAGGGGCGTGATTCCCAATCGCTACCCCGTTCCCTCGAAGACCCAACGCCCGCTCAACAGCGGTCGCTGGCGCGTCAGCGGTCGCTCCATCGAGGAGAAATCCCATGTTGGAGTTTTCGCTGTCGGTGAAAATCACCGCCGCACAAGCCGCCAGGACATTGCAAATCCTGGGGGTGCTGCTCGTGCTGCTGGTGTAGCAATTCACCGTGCTGTACCTGGGCGGGGGTGCAAATCCCCGCCCAGCCGTTCACCGACGCTGAGCAGGCTACAACACCCCCTCACGAGCGCACAAGGCGCCCCCTATGAACTTGTACCAAGTCCTTCTCGACCCACGTTGCGCGGCACCTCTTGGCTACCTGATCAGAGATCTTGCGGACATCCGCAAGCTAGACACAGGAGAGACGGTGATTCAGTTGACTTGCACGGACGTAAACCCGTCCGGGGCCTTTCTGGAACTGCATGTGTCGGAGCCCGGCACAGGAGTTCCGCGGTTGCTCTTTTTGAATCCAGGCTTTGTTGTTGCCATACTTGAGACCATGACCCATAGAACCCTACCTGGGTTTGTCCGTCCAGAGGGATCCCCCGAGCAATGAGCGCTTCATGGTCCACCGATGCTGAACCTCGTGCGGTTCAAGGTAGCGTTCCAGGCCAGCGAGGGCAACCGGGGCAGAATTGCCGAGACGCTTCGTCAGCTTCTCGTGTCCCCGGCGGGGGCGCTTGATCCCGTCTCAGTGCAGCAAATACGCGTGTTGCGTGAATGGCTAGTGCTGCCGCTTCCTCAAGAGATTGTTGCAGCCGCTCGTAAAGCGAGCCTTCGTCCGGTTGAGTAGCGCTCTTCTCCATCAAGGTCTCCGCCCCGCCCGGCATACGCGCTTCCTAAGCTAGCAGCACCCCCGGCCCCGAAAGGAGTCGGGCCCGCCTCGACGCAAGCGCCAAGGCCTGGCGAGTATGCCACCCCCCGCGCGAGTGTTCGCTTTCCCCGGGCAGCCCGTACACCCGCCCGAACCCCCGCCGCTACTAACCTAGCCTCGCCGGTCTGCTCGGCCGCGGCGCGTTTGCGCGCCGCCAAACTTCGCTATGTCGAAAATTGTTGTTGACACAGACTTCGACTTGTCGAATACTCCACACCACTGACTCACGACACACCGAGCCAGCCTGCCCGGAGCAGCCAGGTCCACCTCCGGCCCAAGCCACGCGGGTGACAGGGGACGGTAGCCGGGGGCCGAACGCCTGGTGACGCGAAGACCCCCCCGAACCGTAGGGGGCGAGCCGAGACGACGCCGCGGACCGCTCTTTGCCGTTCGACCTTCACCGCGGAGAAACGCTGTCCCTCGCAAGAGGGCCAGCCTTCGAGCGGGTTGCCGGCGCGACTCCTCGAATGCTGGCAACCCGCTCAACCCGCTCAAGGAGAGAACCATGTCCTACCGCTATGGCCGCTGCCTGATTACCGCCGCCCGCGAGGCCTGCCGCTTCGCGGGCCTCTTCTCGGAGACCCCCATGAAAAACGTTGTTGTCGAAGTGCGCTGCGTCTACGGCGTCAAGCTGATCTACCCGGCGAACGATAACGCCCGGCTGCTGGCTCAGCTGGCCGGCAAGAAAACCCTGTCCGCCAAGGACCTGCACCTCATCTGCGCGCTCGGCTTCGAGGTGACGGAAATCTTCCCCCCGCTGGACCTACCCGCCATCCCGTTACGCTGGAGCGCCGCATGAGCCCGCACGATATCCGCTCGACCGATGTCGAGCGGGAGAAACTCCCGCGCGCCGAAGTCCTGATCCTGCTGCTCGTCGTTTCGACGCTGGCCTGGGTGGTCGTCGATGCGATCGTCGGCGCGTACGTTCTTTGGCGGTTCGAGCAACAGCAGTTCATCCGGGACGAGGTCCTGCGCGAACAGCGCGCCTCACTGACCTGTCCGTCAGGAAGAAACCCGTGACCCACGACGTCTGCCGCTACGGCGGAGTTGATTTTGACAAGCGCCATATCGTCCTCGTGCGCCAGCTTGGCGCCGGCCACGAATTTTTGTTCAGCGCGCTCCGCTACGCCCAGGCATACCCCGCAGATCCGCAGTTGCGCGCGTTGAAAGAGATCGAAGCATTGGGCTTCGCCTGCACTTGCCAGGTTGCTGGGGGTTTGTGCGTTAGCTTTCACAAGGCGCCCGCGTTATCGGAGTTGAGCTCTAAAGAACTCGCCCAGCTTCCGGGCTTCGATGTGTTCGCCGAGAAGGCGGGCATCGACCTGTCGCCGGCCCGGTGCAAACGCTATCTGCGCGAAAGACACAGCCCGGCCGCTTACCGCCGGACGCGTCCGTCCCGTGTATTTCCGACCCGGCAGGAAGTGCTGCGCGCCGCCAACGGCCGGGCCCTCACGGAGAACTACCCGGTCGAGGAGGGCGAGGAGTACCAGTGCTCGTCCCCGGACCTGACCGCCTGGTACGTCAAGGAGTATCTCAGAAACAATACGCAACTTATGTTCAAACCGTAACCGAGGACCCCCTATGTTCGACATTCGCGTCACCCTGTCCGCCACGCCCGAGCTGCTCGCCGTGCTTGACCGCTTCGCTGCTGCGCTGCACACCGTCAGCGTGCTCGACAAGGCCGCGAGGCCCCCCACGCCGGAACCGAAATCCCCGCCGTTCGAGATCCGGGAGCCTGCCGCGGCGACGCCCGTCGCTTCGCCGCAGGAAGCCCCGGCCAAATCCGACCCGGCTTCCCCGTCCGCCGAGGCACAGCTCGCCGCAGCGCTGACCGTAGCCGAGGTTCGTGCCGCGGTAGCCGCCGCCGCCGCAAAGGACCGCGCCGCCGTAGTGGCCCTCCTGCAGCAGCACGGCGCCAAGAGCGTCAGCGCGCTGGCGCCCGAGCACTACGCCGCGGTGCTCGCGGGCTTGAAGGCGATCGCATGAACGCCCCGGAAGCCCCCGTCGAACGGAAGCACGCCCTTCTGTCCGCCAGCAGCGCGAACCGCTGGCTGGCGTGCCCGCCGTCTGCCCGGCTCGAAGAGCAGATCCCGAACTCGACCAACGCGTACGCCGAAGAAGGCACCTTCGCGCATGCCGTCGCCGAAATCGACCTCGCCCGGTATCTCGGGCGGATCGATCGGGAGGACTACCGTGCCGCCTGGAGCCGGTTCCTGGAAGATCCGCGCGCCACCCCGGAGTTCTGCCTGGCAGTCGAGGCCTACGTGCAGTTCGGCATCGAACGCATCGAGGCTGCGCGCCGCCGGACGCCCGATGCGGTGGTACTGCTCGAACAGCGCCTCGACTATTCCCACGTGGCTCCCGAAGGGTTTGGCACGGGCGACCTGGTACTGATCTACGACGGCGTTATCGAGGTCATTGACCTCAAGTTCGGGCAAGGTCTGACCGTGTCGCCGGTGCGCAACCCGCAGGCGATGCTGTATGGGTTGGGGGCGTTGCCGCTCAACGATCTGCTCTACGGCATCCATACCGTCCGGCTGACGATCCACCAGCCGCGGGTCGGAGAAGGCAAACCGCAAACCTGGGAACTGCCGGCCGATGAGTTGCTGCAATGGGCGGCAGAAATCAAGCCTGTCGCACAACTCGCCTTTCGGGGCGAAGGGAACTACCAGCCCGGCGAGCACTGCCGCTTCTGTCGCGCCGCGGCGACCTGCCGCGCCCGCGCCGAGTACTACCTGAACCTGACGCGTTACGAGTTCAGGGACCCGCCGCTGCTGGCGGATAGCGAAGTAGCCGAAATCCTGGACAAGCTCGATGGCCTGCTGGCGTGGGCGGGACAAGTCAGGGAGCACGCGCGGACCGGGGCCCAGGAGGGCCGGAAGTTCCCCGGCTGGAAGCTCGTCCGCGGTCGCAGCGTGCGCACCTACGGCGACCCCGATCAAGTCGCTGCCGCGCTTGCCGCAGGAGGCATTCCGGCGGCTTTGATCTTCGAACGCCGCCTGCTCGGCATCACCGCGCTGGAGAAGGTGATCGGCAAGGCGCAGTTCCAGGCCCTGCTGCCGGAACCGCTCGTCACCAAGCCCCCGGGCGCCCTGGTGCTCGCCCCCGCCAGGGACCCGCGCCCCGAAGTCGAGTCTTCCGCCCTGGAAGGCTTCGAAACCGTTTCACCGCAACCCGGAGAACCCACATGCCCGCGGTAACCGTTGCCAACAAGAAGCTCACCGATTCCCTCCTCATCGTCGGCCCCGTGCGCCTCAGCTACCTGCACGTCTTCCAGCCGACACACAACAAGCTACGCAAGGCGGACGAGTACTCCTGCACGTTGCTGATCCCGAAGAGCCCGACACGGGAGTGCCCGGACCCGGGCGTTCTGGTCAAGACGATCCGGGAAGCGTCCGAAGCCGCTTTGGTCGCGAAGTTCCGCCAGTTGCCGAAGAAGTACGACCACAGGCTGCTCGACGGCGACGCGGAGACCAACAACGACGGCGAGCCCAGGTACCCGGGCTACTGGTTCCTGTCTGCGCGCAGCGACGTGGACAAGCCCGCTCCGGTGCTGCTCGACCGGAACCGCAAGCCGGTGCTCGACGCCTCGGCCTGGGTGTCCGGCGACTGGGGCAACGCCAAGATTTCCCTGTACGCCTACGAGCACGAGGGCACGCGAGGGGTCGGTGCCGGGCTGCGCGCCCTCCAGTTCACGCACAAGGGCGAGCCGCTGGGAAGCTCGCAGACGCCCGAAGAGACCGCCAACGAGTTCGACGCGCTCGACGAGGAACTCGAAGAAGACCTCTTCTGATTTTCTGGTCTCCTCCTTCCCGCGGGCGCTCCCCTCCTTTGCCCCGCGGGTTCTCCCGGCCTTCGGGCCGGGCTTTTTTTTTTTTTTTTTTTTTTTTTTTTTTGCTCGTGTGCCTGTGTTGCGGAGCAACGTCAGATAGCGATCGCCCTGATTGCGGGTTCGACTCCCGCCAGGCGCACGAGCAAAGAAGGCACCCGACCTGGGAATTCCGCATGCACGAACTGAACATCGACATCGAGACCTACAGCCCGGAGCCGCTCAGGAAGACCGGGGTGCACCGGTACGCCGAACATCCGGACTTCGAACTACTGCTGCTCGGCTACTCCCTGAATGGCTCGGAGCCACGCGTGGTTGACGTAGCCCAAGGCGAGCGAATCCCCGCTGCCGTGGTTAAAGCGATTTTCGACCCCCGCATGATCAAGCGGGCCTATAACGCCGCGTTCGAGATCGCCTGCCTGTCCGCTCATTTTGGCCGCCCTCTCGACCCGTCGCAATGGCGCTGCACCAGCGTCCTCGCCTTGACGCTCGGCCTGCCCGGGCCCTTGGCCGAAGTCGCCCGGGCGCTTCGTTTGCCGGCAGAACAGCAGAAGGCGCGCACGGGACGGGCGCTGATCAGCTACTTCTGCGTCCCCTGCCGGCCGACTCGAGTCAACGGGGGGCGCCTGCGTAACCTGCCCCACCACGCCCCGGACAAGTGGGCGCTGTTCAAAGACTACTGTCGTCAGGATGTCATCGCGGAGATGGCCATTGGCGCCAAGCTCGTCCGCTGGCCCCCGAATGGCGACGAGCAGGCGCTGTGGGCGCTCGACCAGGCCATCAACACCCGCGGTATCCGCGTCGATCGGGAGTTGATCGACGCGGCGATCGCCCTCGACGCGGGAATCAAAGCCGCACGGACCGCCGAATTCGCGGCCCTGACCGGCATCGCCAAGGCTACGCAAGTGGCGCAGCTCAAGCGCTGGCTGTCCGACGAGCACGACGTGACCGCGGACAGTCTGAACAAGACCGCCATTGGCGAGATTCTGGCCGCCAGGCCCGTCGTGGCCGTCGAGCGCGCCCTGCAGCTTCGCCAGGAGCTGTCGAAGTCCAGCGTCGCCAAGTACGTCGCCATGCGGGCGAGTTGTTGCGCCGACGACCGCCTCCGGGGGCTTCTGCAGTTTTACGGCGCCAACCGCACCGGTCGTTGGGCCGGGCGCATCGTCCAGATGCAGAACCTGCCGCGCAGCGATTTGTCGCATGCCGACCTGGATCGGGCCCGGGACCTGGTCAAGAAGCGTGACGTTGAACTGCTGGAAATCCTGTACGGGCCGGTTTCCAGCTTGCTGTCGCAATTGATCCGGGCGGCACTCATTCCCGCCGACGGATGCACGTTCGTGGTAGTCGACTTCGCCGCCATCGAGGCGCGCGTGCTTGCCTGGGCGGCTGACGAGAAGTGGCGTCTGGAGGTGTTCCGCACGCACGGCCGCATCTACGAAGCTTCGGCTTCACAGATGTTCAAGGTTCCGATCGAGACGATCGGCAAACACAGCCCGCTGCGCCAGAAAGGTAAGGTCGCGGAACTGGCATGCATTGCTGAAGGCCAGCTGGTCCTGACGGATATCGGGCTCGTCCCCATCGAAGACGTTACCAGAGAAATGCGGGTCTGGGATGGGGAACGTTTCGTCGAACATTGCGGAGTGGTGTACCGCGGAATGCGCGAGGTGATGTGTCATGACGGACTTGTCGCCACACCAGACCACGTTGTCTGGACGGAAGACGGGGAATTGCAGCTCTCAGACGCCGCCTCGCGCGGACAACGTCTCGTTCAATCCGGGTCAGGTCGGTACCCGATTCGGGTGGGTAGAAGTCACGAGCCCGGAAAGGAGGTACACCCGGGGCTGGAGCGGTTTGTACATCCAGACAAGGTGCACGGGTTGCGGTTCAGAGCAGTGGCAGAACTATCGAAACTTGGCCTGTGGGCGCTCAAAGGGCTGTCAGGCGTGTTCTCAGCAAAAAGTCGTCCCAACGTGGCTGTTGAAACGCGTCACGGCCATGAGGCAGAGATGCCAGAACCCAAAGGACGCAGGGTACAGGAACTACGGGGCTCGCGGTATCCGGTTCGAGTTCAGCTCGGTACTGTGCGCGGCGCGGTGGATTCAGGAGACCCTTGGACTAAAGAGGGGTCTGGAGCTGGACAGACTGGACAACGACGGGCCTTACGCGCCGGGGAATATCCGGTACCTGTCGAAGTCTGGGCAGATGCGGAATTCTCGGCGTTCGAAACTCACACAGCAAGACGAAGATTGGATCGCGGAGAAATCCCCCCTGGCGATCAACACGTCAAGACGACTGCTGTCGGGCGGGTATTCGAGAGAACAGATCGTGATTCGGGCGGATCTGGCTGTCCGGGATCGGCGAAAGAACTGGCGAGCAATTCAATTCCGTCTGGAATTGCTCGGGTATACGACCTCCTGGATTGCGGCCCGCTTAACCGATTCACCGTAGCAGACAGACTGGTGCACAACTGTGGGTACCACGGCGGGGTCGGCGCGCTTGTCTCCATGGGCGCGCTGTCCATGGGCCTCGCCGAGAGTGATTTGCCCGGAATCATCAGCGCCTGGCGCGCGGCTAACCCGAACATCATGTCCTTCGGGTACGCGATGGAGAAGCACGCCAAGCAGACGTTGCGCAGTCGCGTCCCGACGGGCGTTCCGGGGCGGTACCGGTTTCGCTACGAGCGGGGATTCCTGTTTCTCGCCCTGCCGAGCGGCAGGGAGCTGGCCTACGCCAACGCGCGCATCGAAGCCAGCGGCGGCTACAACAACATCGTCTACGACGGTCTCAACCAGGAGACGAAGCGCTGGGAGCCCGTCGAAACCTACGCCGGCAAACTGCTTGAGAACTACACCCAGGCAATAGCCCGGGACTGCCTCGCCTGCGCGCTCACCGCTCTCGAAAAAAAAGGTCTGCAGGTCGTCGGGCACGTGCATGACGAGGCCCTCCTTGAGATCGACCTGCTTCGGTTTCCGGACCCCCGAGTGGCGCTGCGCCTGGCAGAGCAGATTTTCAGCCGGCCGCTGTTGTGGGCCCCCGGGCTTCCACTCAAGGGCGACGGGTTTGTCTCAGATTTCTACCGAAAGGACGCTTGATGGGCGAGAAAAACAACCGGCCTCCGGAACAGGAGGTAACTGCGTACAAGGGTTTCGACGTGAACTTACAGTGCCGGGGCTTCCAGTTCGAGGTTGGCGAAACGTACCTTCACGAAGAAGAAGTACAGGCATGCGAGTCCGGGTTTCACGCCTGCGAATACCCGCTGGATGTGTTCAAGTACTACCCCCCGGCAAAGTCTCGTTTTGCACGGGTGACCCAAAGCGGACAAATATCTCGGCACGGCGAAGATTCCAAGGTCGCATCCTCGGTTATCCGGGTCGATGCTGAGATCGGCCTGCCCGATCTGGTGCAAGCCGCCGTAGCTTACACGGCCAGCCTCTGCGCACCTTGCGGTGCACTGCCCGAGGACGGGGCCACGGGCGAACGGGGCGCCGCCTCGGCCACGGGCTACCGGGGCGCCGCCTCGGCCACGGGCTACCTGGGCGCCGCCTCGGCCACGGGC